TGTGAATCAGGTTGGCGGCGCGTAGGGGGTCGCGGCCGCGGTCGCGGAAGGGGATGACGACCGCGACGCTGGTCATCGCAGGTATTCCCGGGCGATGTCGGCGTAGTTCTTGCGGTACTCGGTGAGCTGGCCGTCGGTCATTGCGGTCTCCTGCGGTCCGAACGTGAGGTGCGCTGCGACGAACCCTTCGTAGATGACGCGGGGCAGCATGTTGGCTGCGCCTTCGTCGCCGATGACGCTGCGGGCCCGGAAGGTTCGGCCGGCGATCTGCTCGGGTGAGGGCTGTTCTAGGCGGCGGGCGAGGTCGTAGCAGGTGCGCCAGTCGAATCCGATGACGTTGATGGACAGCCAGTCCTGTGTGGGTGACAGGGCTGGCGGGCCGCCGAGTGTGGTGCGCCAGTTGTCGAAGAACCAGCGGTGGCACATGTCTGCGTACTCGCTCGACTTGTGGACGTCGAGCAGTGGGATGCCGAGTTGTTCGAGGCCGAACCAGAGGTCGGGTTCGGTGGCTGTGCACGCCCCGTTGTTGATGACCTTGGCCGAGACGATGGCGGCGTTGTTGGCCTCGATGGCGGCGAGGTAGGCGGCGAACTGTTCGGTTTCGAGGAACACGACGTCGTCGTCGATCTTGACGAACAGGTGGTCGCGGTAGCTGCGGTCGTTGCCGTAGTGGCGCCAGACGTCGTTGAAGTGCTGCCAGGGCTTGCGTCCGTGGTTGTAGAGGTGGCGGTGCACGGTGATCCGTTCGCCCTTGATCTGGCCGATGAACACGTGGTCTTCGAACGTGCGGGACAGGTCCCAGATGTGCAGTTCGGCGTGTGGGTGTTCGGCGAGGATGCGGTGCAGGTAGGGCAGTTGGAGTTCCATGTTGGCCTTGCGGCCGGCGAAAACGAACATGATGGTGGGATTCATAGCTGCCCCGCTTTCGGAACACTCGACAGGGCACATGAAAAAACCGCCGTTCCCGAATCGGGACACAGCGGTGCTTGGGGTCGATCATACGCATGCGTACCCGGGCGCGCCAGCACATCAGGGTTCGGCGCGGCCGCGGCAACTATGTAAGAAAGTTGGTATCATCGACGCCATGGAAGACATCCGCCCCACCATGGCAGTACTGCGGATCCTGAAAGCGTTCCTCGACGATCCGCAATACACCCAATACGGCTACAAGCTCATGCAGGAGACGGGCTTCAGCTCGGCAAAGACCTACCAGATCCTAGCCAGGCTTACGAAGGCCGATTGGTTGCAGCGCAAGGTCGATCCTGGTGCGAATCCTGACTCCGGCGGACCCCCACGAGTCACGTACGTGCTGCGTGGCAGTGCAGTTCCGGTTGCGCGGCGCCTCCTCGCAGAGGCCAGCACCGAGTTGTCGCCAGCACCTGCACGCGTGCGACCTGCCCCTGCGTGGGCCCGCAGGATCACACAAGTTCTGGGGGTTGCGCCATGACGGCAATTCTCGCCGCGCTGGCCATCGTCGGCGCCGTAATTGTGTGGGGACTTACCGCTTTCGCCGGCAAGCTCGTTAGCGACGAGCTTCGGGCCCGTGCGGACGCTTTGCCGGCATTCATGGTGGAGGTCGCGCTCCGGATGCTTCGGCCAGAGATGCGCGATTACCACCGCCCGGAATGGGAGGACGACCTAGCCGCGTTTTGCGCTGCCAATGATCGCTTTCCTGGGACCAAGTTCGTGAAGTCGTTCAAGTTCGCGGCCGGCATCGTCGTCAGAGCGGGTGGCATCCGCTGGGAGACGCGCGGATCCTACAGGCGGGGCAAGCATGACGAGGCTGGTGAACGGCTCGCATCCGCTGAACCCGCGTTCGCGACTGTGACCACTACCGGCGGTCAAGTCAACCGCATCACGATTACTAAGCTCGGCGTTGGCGATCGGCGCTCCGTTGCGGGAACGATCGGTAGGTACATCACGATCAGAAATGAGAGCGGGCCCATCCATCGTGTGCGTTTGGATGCGGACGACATAACGCTCCGGAACTCAGATGGGTCGCGACATCGGGTGAGGACCATGGGAAATGTGGTGACCGTCGACAGCGAAAATCGAACGGGTCGTCCACCGGAAGTACGGATCCTCTAGCACGAGACAGTCTCCTCGCAATCTAGGACGTCCTGCGAATGGTTCGCCGCTGCTGCATGTAGCTGATGATGTCTCGAACGCAGTAAACGGCGGATCCGTCGGCTTCGAGTCGTTGTCGGATGTGGCCGCGGCGGGCCCAGTCGTAGATGTCACGCGGTGCCCGGTCGGCGAGGTGCGCAGCGTCGCGGGCGGGAACCCAGTCGTCGGGATCGAGTGGCACGGTTGACGGGACTGGCCAGTGGATTCCGAGATCTCCCCAATGTTGGTCCATGCGTTCGAGAGCGACGGTGGGATTCTCACAGCGTCCGTCGCAGATCCGTTGGACCAGACCGCGGTATGACAGGGCAACTCTCTTGGCCCGGTCTTCTCGGGAGTCTCCGGGCCAGGGCCAGGGGCGGATGTCGGCAGTCATGACGTGGGGCGGCCGGATCCACCAAGGACGTCGTCGATGGCTTCGATGATGATCGGTCCCGCGCCGGCGAGTTGAATGGTGTCGTCGTCGCGGAGTACGTCGACCTTGGCCTGGATCTGATCCAGCCGCCATTGTGCCTCGGCGAGCAGCCATCTGAGCATGTCGTTCTCCTCCTTGGTGTGGATCTCGTCGATTTTCATGCGGATGAGGAAGCCGAGTTCGTTCTCGGTGTATTTGGCGCCACAGGTGGTGCAGTCGATGACCCAGGTGCCGTCGGCGCGGCCGAGGGTGGCGGCTCCGCAGGCGTCGCAGGGCAGTGTGGAGTGGTGTCGGAGTATGGTGTGGCCGAGGTGTTTCCGGGTGAGGTGGTGCAGTCGGGTGAGCTGTTCGAGGATCTCGAATCCGTTGAGGTAGGCGAGTTCGCGTGCTTGGCCATGGTCGGACCAGCCGTTGCAGTCGTCGCAAAGCGCCGCGGCCAGGCGTGCTCGTTCTAGCCCGGCGCGAGCCTCCATCAGGGTGGTCTCGTCTGCTGCTGCGACGTGCTCGGTGGCGACGTTGATGAGGTTCTCGTGCACAGTGCAGCGGTGCGGTTGGGCCCAGACGTAGTAATCCCATTCCGGGGCGGCGGCGAGATCGTCGATGTGTTGTTCGACGAATCGTAGCGCGATGCCTAGTTCAGCGCCGGGTGTCGGACCTGTTGCTGCCCAGGTGATTTCGGCGACTGATCCTCGCGCTGGTTCGGACCGGATTGACTTGCCGTTGCGTTTCTCGGTGCGCTTGGGCGGTTGGCGACGGGTGGTTGGAATTGGGGTGTTGATCATGGCTGCGACCGCGCAGGCAGCGCGGTCTGACCATTCGGCGATGGCGGACATGAGCCTGTCGCTCGTGGTGTTGAGCAGGACTACCGGTGATGGCGTTGAGCGGATGGGCTCACTGGTTCCGGTACTGCGCTCCCCCAGCGTGATCTGGAGCATGGTGTAGTCGCGGGGTAGACGGCGGATGGCTTCGCGATGATGCCCATGGCAGCCCTGGCACAGCGTGAGGGGTTTCTCGGTCAAGGCCGGTTGAAGCGTGCCGAGTTCGTCGCGCCGGGCGCGGCAGCTGTCGCCCGCTATGCAGCGGTGGGACTGCCGGTCCTGGCGGGCGTCCATTGTCGATCGCTCAAACACGACCGTTCCTCGCCTTCTCTTGCTGCCAAACCAAACGTGGACTCATCCGAACTGCTTGAATGTCGCAGTGCAAAGAGGTAGGTCGGAAAGACTGGACGTCAAGGTTCTGCGAGCACCTACAACGCTGCCGGGATGGATTTTCTTGGTCGCGCTGATCCCTGGCCTTCTCGCCGGATTTGCCGTGTTTCTCGTCTCGGGCAATACCGACATGGTCGAAACAGGGCGCGAGATTTGGGACTGGATGACCCCGGTCGACAGCAATGTCGGCCGATTGTCTCTTGCCGCTGCGGGAGGCACGATCGCTTTCGGGGTGTGCCTGCTTTTTATTAGGTCCACGCTCGGGCTCGCACCATTGGGCCGACGCATCCACTCCTGGTCTCTGATGCCGACGGTATTGGCCGCTGTGAGCGTCGGCTTGTTGCTCGTGTGGGTCAGCTACTCGACCATCGAACACGCTCTTCATCCCGCGGGCGGCACGCCTCCGACCAGGATTGATGTGCTTAAGACAGCGTTGACCGCAGTAGCAGGTGTTGGCGCTGCTGTGGCCTTGGTGGTCGCCTACCGACGCCAACGGGATGTTGAGCAGGGTAGATTCATCGAGAGATTTGGGGCCGCCGCAGCCCAGCTTGGCGACGCTGATCCAGCGGTCCGTATCGCCGGAGTCTACGCAATGACCACGGCCGCAGATGAAGCGACGACGACTGGACGCCGCCAACAGTGCATTGATGTCCTGTGTGGGTATCTTCGCCTGCCTTACTCTCCAAAGACCGGGGCCAGTGACGTCACTGAAGTCGTGACAAAACAAGGCCACCTCGACGCTGACGAAGCGCAGTCCAGCCAGGAGGTAACGACCCACCGCAAGGTCCGGCAGAACGACCGCGTAGTTCGCACAACTGTGGTGAACGTTATTGCCGCTCACCTTCGCGAGTCTGCGGAAAACAGCTGGAGTACATGCAATTTCAATTTTAGCGGAGTCCATTTCGAGGACGCGAGCTTTCGGAAGGCAGCGTTTTTGGGAGCTGCCGATTTTGAGGATGCCGTCTTCGCTGGCGATATTGACTTTTCTGGTGCCACTTTCGGGCGCGGAGCTCTTTTCGAAAACGCCAGATTCGCCGGATGCGCGCTTTTCACCGACACATTGTTCAACGGCCACACTGACTTCAGCAGCACTCGCTTCAAGAAGATTGTCGACTTTCGCAGAGCACAGTTCGACTTCAAGTCGGTATTCGACAAGGCGAAATTCACAGGCGTTGGAATCTTCCTGAACGCTCGCTTTGGCGGGGAAACAACCTTTGCCGGAACAAGTTTCGATGGTCACGTCTTCTTCAGAGAAGCGCAATTCACCGGTCGAACAGATTTCCGCAAGGCACTGTTCCGAGGAACGGCCGATTTCAGTACTGGTTACTTCTCCAACGGCCTTACGTCGTTTCGACAAGCCGAATTTCTCAACGGCACTGCCTTTTTCACGGAGCCAAGGATTTGGAGTAGTCTGCACGTGACGTTCGACTGGGACCAAGATATCGCGCTGATTCCAGAGTCCGTGTTTCCGCAGCCGCCAGACTGGCCGCCGCGAGTGCAATCGGAAACGAAGTGACACGGTCACCGCGACTCAAATCGGCGCCGCAGCTCTGCAACCGTTGCGAGTTGCAGACCGTGCATCGCTTCGGCGATGGCAATGAGCGCGTAGGTGGTGGCGAGTTTGTTGTCGACCGCTACAGCAGATTTCGCTTCGGCCAAGTAATCGACCGGCTCTTTCACGTTGTGCCCGTTCTTCGTTCGTGCGTGGAAGTGGTGATTGTCGGTGTGCCCGTCCCAGTTGCCGCAGCTGCAGACGCCTTGGGTGACCGAGCCTGGGTTCAAGGCGAACGTGTGCACGGTCATGACTCATCGCCCACCTGCTCGGTGGCGTCGGCAGCGCGGTACAGCAGCTGGCGGACTGCGGCACGCACATTGGTGCCACTGAGGAAGTTCACCGACTTGGTCGGGTCTGCCATACGGTCGGCCACCTGACGGAAGAACATCGCGTCGGTGTCGTGCGGCCCCTTGTGCGCGACGGTCGGCAGTTCGATCACGCCGTATCCGGCGGACTTGAGCGCGTCGAGCTGGTGCACGGCGTGTTCAGCGCGACTGTGCGACTGATGCCCGCATGGCAGGCAGCATCCGAGCGATTCGGACTGGTGATGGGCCAGCACCTCTGCCGCGCTCATCGGGCGCTACCGAAGAGTCGGGCGGCGCTGTCGGCGTGCCGGCGTCTGACGAGCGCGTTCCAGGCTGCGTCCTGCAGCAGTTCGAAGGCGTCGGCGTATCCGGTCCAGTTGCCGGTCTGGATGCCGGCGACGGCGCCCATGCCGGTCATGTCGACGGCGTCGCTGTAGTGGGCGGCGGCGCCGGCGGCTTCGATTTTGGTGGTCTCGGCGTAGTCGCGGATGCGGTGCTGTGGGTGGCTCATGGCTCGGTGTGGCTCCGTTCGGGGTCGGTGGTGGGTGTTTCCTTGCGGCGGGCGATCCGGTCAAGCTCTGCTTGGACTGCGGCGCGGTGTCGTTCGGCGATGGCGGCGTGGTCGATGTGGTCGCAGACGGTGCCGCCGGTGCGGTAGCCGTCGGTGTCGCAGAGCTGGCAGGCGGCGATGGCGGCCAGGCGACGGTCCTCGGCGGTCAGAACGGGTTGGGCCGGAGCGTCGAGGTCGATGACGAAGCCGTTTTCGTCGAGGTAGCGGTCAGGCATGGCCGGCCTCCTGCTGGGCGGGCAGGTGCGGGCGGCACGGACGAACCTGGCCGTCGTTGTCGGTGTAGGTGTTCGTGCCGTTGCAGCGTGGGCAGCTCTCGCGGAGCAACTTCAGCTGGCGCTTCTGCTCCAGCTGGTCCTGCAGGATCCACTCGGGGTGCGCGTCGTCCCACTTGCGTCGTGCCGCGCATTTTGGGCAGGGCTCGTCGCTGTTTTCGGTGTGCTGGGGGCAGTGGGGGCGGGGGGTTCGGTTCGCGTCTACTGAGGTGACCCCTCCCCCTGAAGTAACTACTGGAAGAGGGTCGGGTCGGGTCGGGTCTGGGTCGGGGCGTTGTGACTCACGGCGTGACACGTCTTTGCTGGAATCCTTGGCGCCGTGGACGCTGTCACGGGTGGTGTCACGGCGTGACGTTTCCGGATCATCGCTGGTAGCAGTGTCACTGGCAACGTATCCGCGACCCTTTTTGCCCTTGCGGTAGTTCGACTGTCTGGCCGCGTCGGCTTTGCGCTTGGCCTCATTTTCGGCCCTAGTTTTCTGCCATTTCTCCCAGTTTCCGAACAAAATCTCGCGAGAATTCCGCCAGGAATCCGGCGAACTTTCGACCCAAAGTCCGGCCTGGTCATGCAGGGCACGGATGACGCGAGGCGTGCCACCGAAGCCTCGGACGACGTCCAAGGGCACCCGGCCGTCGGTCTCCTCCTTGGCCGACCATGCCCCACAGCGGGTCCACAGGCCGATCGCTTCGTTGCGCAGCGCACGGTCCAGTTGCATCACTGGCTTGCTGTCAGCGAAGGCGTCATCGACGTAGAACCAAGGCATTTACCTTGCGCCGCCCATCACTGCGTCCCACTGCGCGATGGTCCAGAGGACGTCTCCCATGGCGGTGTGGCGGGCGAAGTCCGCGGATCGCACACCCACCGCGGCAGCCAGCAGGTCGGACTTCCACGGCGGGCCAGACAACGGAATCTCGGCGGTACCGATCTGCGAGCTGGCGAATCGACGGCCGACCATCCAGGCCCCGAATGCGACGCTGGAGATGTCGAACGGGTGGTAATGCCAGCTCGGTTCCATGCCGTGCCGGCGGATGAGCTTCTCGATGCGGGGCAGGTCGAAAATCGGGTTGCAGGCGACGACGAGCGCGTCCTTGGTCAGGATGTGCATCATCACCGCGGCATCGGATTCCGTTGCGGCATCGTGTGGTTTGTAGCGTTCGTCGTAGTCGTAGAGGAACTGGTCGGGCATGGCGTCCAGCCAGTCGGTGGCGTCGTGGCGGATTTGGAACTCGGTCTTGTCCTCTCCCCCAGTGGCGAAGCGGCGCACCGCGGCGAACTCCCAGATCGGTGCGACAGGGTCCAGGCCGAGAGTCTCGGTGTCCAGGAACACGATGTCCGTGGCGTCGGTCATGCAGCTCTCCTTTGTGCGCAGTCATCGCGGTGCTGACCGCCGTTGACGGCCGGGTAGTACAAGCAGATCGGGCAGGGTGGCTGGGTGAGGGTGCAGTCGGCACGGTGGACACCCGTGGCGGCGTGGTGCAGTCCGCAGCCCTTGCACCAGTCGCCGTAGTTGGCTTGTCCGAGCTGCCTCCACCGGTCGCGCGAGATGGACTCCTTGGACATCACCCGCCCGCGTTCTCGGGTTCAGGCGGGATGCGCTCCCACGCCCGGATATCGGATGCTGTGGGCGTGGTGTCAGCGTCGTCAAGGTAGGTGACGTTCCAGTGCAGCGCGCCGTCCTCGTTCTGCTCGCGCACGGCGATTGAGCCGTTTTCGGAGCGGCGGATGACGCCGGCCGGGTCGCCGCACCGCTGCTGGTTCAGCCGGGCCATCGTCGCCTCGACGACCAAGCGAGCCGTCTTGTAGACGTCCGACGTCGTCCCCCCGATTTCATTGCGCACTGCATCTCGGAGCACGTCGGCCTCCGGGCGGGTGAGCAGGATCTGCCCGGGTACGGGTTTCAGGGCAGCCATCAGTACCAGTCCCCTCCGACGTTGTCCTGCAATCGTTTACGGGTCGGTAGGTAAACGGTCTCGTCGTATGTCGGACCTTCGCCGTCTTCGAAATCGTTGAAGCCGCGGTAGTAGATCTCGAGCCAGATCGTTTCGGCGTCGGTGTTACATCCACCGGGGTTCTGGAGGATCTGGAAGTCACATCCGGCACTGAGCAAGACCCAGCCGAGACCTACCTTGTACTGGGCACTTGCCGAGTCGCGGTTGCACCAACGGTCGTGCGGAACGACTGCGTCAGCGCAGATCGCGATGAGTTCTTCGCGGGTGTAATCGATCTTCACCGGTGCGGGCGGCGACGCGGCGGCTTTCCGGAGTGCGTCGTATTGGGTGCCGGTGGTGATGCCGTGGCGGCGCAGGACCGCCACGGCATCGTCCACGGTTTCGATCTCGCGCATCGGCTATCGCCCGAGATTGGCCGCGTACACAGCGACACCCAGGTTGTCGGCCAGCTCACCGGTGACGTGAGTCCACGCGTCGCGCACCAGGTGCTGGTAGGGCTGCGGGAACATGCCGAGATAGAGCTGCCCCTGGCTGATTCGCACCCGGAGCCAGCACGTCACATCGATCTGCGGGTAGTCCTCGAAGGGGCGCGCCGTCAGGGTGATCGTCCGCGGCACCTCCAGCGTCCCGGCCGTGCCGGCCTTGGCGGTCACGTCTTCGGAGTAGGACAGGTGCTGGCTGCCGGTGTCGCGGCGGATCCGAGATTCGAATGATCCGGACTTGCTTGCCCGGACGCTGTCGACGATCTCCATGAGATCCGCGGCGGTATGGGAGGTGATAAGGTGGCTGGCCGATTCGATCAGGTCACCGAACTCTTCCTGGTCGTGCCATCCGCCGTCGGCGGCCTTGAACAGCGTCGCCCAGTCCGGGTCTGGCACGAACCGCAGCACGAGGTGGTCGGCACGCCGGGTGTAGTCGTGGACTGCGTTGGCCGGCAGCTCGTCGTAGACGGCGGTCACTTCACCCTTCTTGCGGTCGCCCCACACCGTCGACAGATCCGGAAGCAGGGGTCGGCGGGCGATTTCGGCGAGGAACGAAGCGGTGTCCGTGACGATGCGGTCTGCGACGCTCCTCGGCGGAAACGCCGCGGGTGCCTCCTGCCGAAGGTCGATCACTTTCGTTTCGAGGCCGTTCTCACCGTTGGCGGCCACGATCCGGATCGGGCCGTCGGCACCGTAGGCGCCGTCGTCTACCTCTTCGATGGTGTGCTGGGGAAGGTCAAGGGTGTTTTCGGACATAGGGTTTCAGTTCCTCTCAGGTGGGGTGCTTGTTACTTGACGCCGAAGTACAGGCCGGTGTTGTCGCGGGACAGCGTGCCTTCGCCGTCGGCGAAGAAGATGGTTCCGACGGGATCCTTGACGGGGCTGCTGACGACGTCGGCGATGATCCGGACAGCGCCGGACTCGATGGGCTCGACCTTGAGCGTGAGTTTCACGCTGCCGCCCTTCTTCTCGTGCAGCAGTGCCGCCTCCACCACCTCGTGGAGCGCCTTTGTCGCCTCCTTCTGCACGCGGCCCTTGTCCAGCTGAGTCAGTGCGACGATGAAGTCGGTGATGTCACCGGGCTCCATCTCGGTGGAGGCGGTGGTGGTTTCGTTGTTCTGTTCGTTATCCGCCACTGGATTCCCTTTCGTCGGCGGTGGTGTCCTGCTGGCTGCGGGTGCAGGTGCAGGGGTCTGTGATCATCGGGACGCCGTCCCATTGCGGGCACATCAGGCGATCCAGCCGCTGGGGTAGGCAAAGCCGGTAGCCTTCGCGGGATGAGGCGGGTAGTGGTGGACAGCAACGCGATCGATCCCTTGATCGATGTCGCCGGCGCCGCAGATGTCCTGAGAGTTGCCGTTGACCAAGGCCACCTCGATGTGATGTTCACCCACATCACGGTTGAGGAGCTCGCAGTCGTTCCTGAACCAGATCGGCGTATCGCACTGTTGCTGGCCCTCGTGCGCGTAGGTCGGCTGATTCCTACGGGAGCGATGGTCTTCGGTTTTTCCCGGCTTGGACATGCACGATTCGGCGGAGACGCAGAGGCACTCGAAGCCTTCCGGTCCGGCAACGTAACGCACACTCGGGATGCGTTGATCGCGGCTACCGCCCAATTGGACGGGTGTGCGCTGATAACAAACGAGAACCGCCTGACCAAGCGAGCACGAGAACGCGGAGTTGAGGTTCTTACCACCGCGGAGCTTTTGGCCGAGTTCGGGTTTCGCTAATGCTCGGATCTCGGTCATGCCGCCGCCTCTCCGTGTAGTGCGGCGCGCAGCCGGGTGCCGATCCACTCACCGACCTGTGGCGAAACAGCGTTGCCGTACCCGTCGACTTGGTCCCGCGCACTCCCCCAGACGACGAAAGTGCCCTCGTAATCGGCGAAGTCGACATCGAACCCGCAGCCGCGGCCGATCTCGTGGGCAGCCATCATGCGGAAGTAGCAGTCCTCGATCGACAGCTCGGAGAGCATCGCCGTCCACTCGGCGGTGAGCAGCGCCTTGGTGTCCTGCGCGGTGAAGGTGCCGAACGGTTCGGACACCGGGTGGGCGCGGTACTTCGCTTCGTCGATCGCTCCGTTGTTCTTGATCCAGCCGGAGAACAGCAGCGCTTGGCCGGCGCCGTCAGCGACGACCGTCTTGAGCGGCTGGTCAGCGCCGTGCACACGGCGGTCAGCACCCTGGTTGAACTTCATCACCCCGGCCGCGGTCAGCACCCCCGGGATCTGGTCGGCCGTCACGGTGGGCATCGCCTCGCCGTGGCTGGTGGGCACGGTGTTGCGCCGGAACGGCACCACCCCGGACGACATCAGGGCGAGAGTCTCCGAGCCGCCCTGCGTGGGGAGAGCTTCGTCGGCGCCGCGGGGTACGCCTTGGAAGTTGTCGACCGCGAGCAGGACGGCCTTCTCATGGGTGCTGGTGACGGTGTCCATGGGCTGGCTGATGTGCTTGCCGTCGCCGTTATGCCGGTGCGCGGCGGACGCGTGGCCTGCCACGGCCACGGGTGGTGTGAGGAGGCCGTTCGCATTAGTCGCGGTCTGAGCCGGCAGCGGTTGGCCGAGATCGCGGGTACGGCAGTTCGATCCGGGGTGCTCGTAGGTGTTGCCTGCTGCGGCGATCACCGCGCCGGTCGACAGAATCCCGGTCTCCTGCTGGCTGGTCTGCGTGGCCATCGGCTGCCACGGGTGCTTCTCAGTGCCGTGAACGGCCTTGGCCGGCATGAGGACCGCGGGGAACTCAGCGAACCGCTGGCGGCACCGCTCGGCCCTGGCCATGGTCGCTGGAGCCAGTGGCTTCTTGCGGTCGCCGATCCGGGTTCCGAGGTCTCGGAGGTCCAGGGCGGCAAGTGAGGGTGTCATCGGCGGGACCACGACACCCCGGCAGAACGGGCAGCGGTACTCGTACTGCTTGCCGTAGCGCACTGAGCCGGTCGGTGGCACCCCGGTCTTCCAAGTCCACACGGACTCGACGATGCGATCGCACAGCGAGCACCAAGACCGCGGCCGGTGGTCAAGGTTGGGCGTCGGGATCTTGCGGTCCCAGAACGCGATATACAGGCGGTCGCGCGACTGCGGAACACCGAAGAACATGCTGTTCAGGTACAGAACCCGGTACTTATAGCCGAGCAGCTCGAACTGGTGCAGCCACCACCGGTAGGTGGTGCCGTCGCCGACCTTCGCCTTGCCGGGGACGGCCGGGCCCCAGGACTGCAGCTCGGTCGTGCACTCGACAAGGATCAGCCGCGGGTGGTGCGCGGCGGCGTAGTGCAGGACACAGTTGGCGGTGGCCCGGTCACGCTCCGAACGGGTGACCCGGGTGTCGAACTCGGGGTCATCCAGATCGAACAGAGACAGGCCCTGCTCGTAGGCTTTCTTCGTGTTGGCCACAGAGTGGTTGACGCACGACACCCCGGCGGCAAGCAGGTCGGCTGGCGGTAGGTCCCGGGCCGAGTGGTAGTCCGCCGCGTCGCGATCAACGAGGTCGGCGATCCAGTGCTCGGCCTCCGGGTGGTTGGCCTCGTGCACCTGCACCTTGTAGCGGTTGTGGTTGGCCGCCATGATCGTCGTGAATCCGGCCTGCTTAATCCCCTTGGTCAGTCCTCCGAATCCGGAGAACAGATCAACGGCGACCAGGTCGTCATGCGCGAAGCGACGCCGGCGGGCGGCGGGCCGGTGCTCGGCGGTGGACGTGGGAGCGCTCATACGTGGTGGCTTTCGAGTAGGCGGCGAATCTCGGTGGCGCCGACGGTGTGCTTGCCTTCGACGAACAGGCGGATGTCGTGGACGGCGGCCTGGAGGTTCTTGGCGTGTTTGACGGCTTCGTCGGTGGCTGCGATGGCGTCGAACACGGCTGCGGCTGCGGACCGCGCGTTGGGCCCGGCCAGTGCCATGGCGCGGTCCATGAACGGCGGGATGCAGGGGTTCTCCCCCACCAGCGCATCGGCGAACTCGTCATCGAGCGGGTGGTATGCGGCAGCGGCCTTGTCGTTGCTGCTCATCGGCGGATGTGGTTCCAGACCTTGATGGCGGACTGCTTGACGCCGGCGGGGATGGATGCGAGGGCTGCGGCCTGGTCCTTGTAGGACTTGACGCGGCCGTTGACCGGGTTGCGTGTGCGCCAGCGCAGCGGGTAGCCGGTGTGGGTGTGGCGGTTGAAGATCGGGTAGACCTCGATCTCGACGTCGGTAGCAGGCATCAGCTGACCTCCGGACCCGGACGCAGCACGGTGGTGCGTGATCCGGACTGGTAGTGGACGACCAGTTCGACCGTTTCGGCGGACCGAACGATGCGGTCCCAGATGTCGCGGATGTCACCGACATTCGTGTAGGTGTCCCGCGGGTCGATTGGCTCGTTGTTGCCGGTGGTGACGGCGAACTTCCACTGTTTGCGGCGGGAGAACCGGCGCTTGGCGGGGGTGACGTGGATAGTGATCATTTCTGCTGTGCCCCTTCGGCTTCAGCTGTATCGGCTTCCTTGATCGCCGCCAGATTGAGCCAGTCGTTGACGTCGGCTTCGAGCGTTCCGGCCTGCTTGCGGCTGATGAGCCCGTTGCGGAGCTTCTGTAGCTCGTCGTCGGTGAGTTCCTTCGAAGAGTCGATGTCGCGGTCGACGATCGCGCGGATGACGATGAGGCGGTCGGCGCGCTTGTCGTCGTTGCTCATGCCGATGTCGCCGAAGGTGGCGAAGATGGCCTTGTTCAGCTGGTCGCGTGCGGCCTTACGGAGGTCGGTTGTCGGGGCGTCTGCGGGGCTGTCGGCCGGGGTATCCCGGTCGACCTGCGCCGATTCGGGCTCTGGAGGCATTTCGGTGGTACCCGCTGCGGGATCGTCGACTACTTCGGCGTCGATCGTTTCCTTCTGCGCGGCGCGCGCCCGGTCCCGCAGACCGCCGACACCGCGGCCGCCCTGGCGCTGCTGTTTCGGCTTGTCGTCCTCGACGTTGCCGTCCTGGTCGATCACCGTCGGCAGCGAGGCGTCCTCGAGGATCAGCCCGGAGAAGTCATCCGGGTACGCGCGCCGCCACGCGAGCGCCTCGGCGCACTTCGCGATCTGGTTGCGTGGCATCTTCGCCCACATCGAGTTCGGCTCCTCGCCGACCTTCCTGCGAGCCTGACCGCTGCCCTCGTAGGTGACGTTGGTCTGCACGAACTCGTCGAAGTGCGCGATACCGGTGAACGGCTCGCCGTTGCGGAAGATCGTGTACTTCGCAGCCAGCGGAGCGTCTTTCGACACCCAGACGTCGGTCCACTGGCCGTTCTCGCCGCACCAGTACGGGCCGTCAAAGGCGAGCTCGTCGCCGAGCATCTTCGCGGCCTCTCGACCGTTGCGGCGGTATCCGTCGATGCCGGTCTGGATCGTGTATTTCGTGACGTACCGCTCGACCTTGCGGCGACTGCCTTCGCCGTTGTCGACCCACTCGGTGACCTTGGTGTTGCGGCCGATCATGTAGATCTGCTTGCGGAATGGGTCCAAACCGGTTGTGCGGCAGACGTGGAAGAACAGGTTCAGGTCGCCGTCGGTTGCGTCCTCGACGCCGAGCTGGCGCAGGATCGCGATCTGGTCAGGGGTGAAGCGATCCTGTGTCGATTCGATGCGGGCGAGTGTCTTCGCGCCGGCTTCCTGGGCGGCCTGTGTGGCGGCGTCGACGAGGTTCTCGGTGCGGTCCTGTGTGGTGGTGCTCATGCGCTCTTGCTCCTCAGGTCGTTGGCTTGGATGGCGGGATGCTTGCGGGCGAGGTTGAGTGCCACTCCCCCACGCCCGTGGGGGCTGCGGGTGGCGACCTTGAGGTCACCCATGACCGCGTGCTGGGCGTTGCCCATCTGGTCGAGCAGCCGTGTCTTCAGTCCGCGCAGGCGTGTCTCGGCGGCCTTGAGTTCGTCGTTGGCGTTGTGCACCGCGACGCCCAGGTCCGCGTCAACCTCGACGGTGCCGCCGTCGATGTCGGGGTGCAGCTCGCGCACGCACTGGTAGGTGGGCACGCTGTCATCGAGTGGCGGCGGGGTGTCCTGGCTCAGCGATGCGTAGAACTCGCTGCACGCCTGCACAATCCATGCCGTGACACCCAGGTCGAACGGGATCTCGTAGATGTGCTCGTTGAAGTACGGGCCCAGCACCAGCAGATGGCCAGGATGGTCGGTCCAGCCGGTGAACAGCATCTGAGCCAGTACCTGCGCGGCGTAGTCCTCGGGACACTGGTCGGTGAAGTCGTCGCCCCAGTCCTCCATATGCCGGGCCGTCTTGAACTCGACGACGCGGCGCGAGCGGCCGCGGCTACCGCGCCGGTCCAGAGTGCACACCGCGGGGAAGCCGAATGCCGACTCGGGCAGCACGAACTGCACCTCGCCCGGGGACAGCTTCCATCCCTCGTTCAGGCTGCGGTACCGGTTCGCCGCGGCCGGCTCGTAGTCGTGGCCGATCTGGAAGATGTCCTTCGGATCCTCCGGCGGGACCAGTTTCTTCATCCGATGCCACAGGCTGTAGGGAGACTCCCACCGCGACACACCCAGGATCGCGGCGACCTTCGATGGGGTGATGCACTGCAGCCACTCGTCGGTGCCTGGGGCGATGTAGCCGGGCTGGCCCCGGCGGAACACGCCAGCGGTCAGAGTCACGATGCAATGGCCTTTCGTTGCGCTTCGCGGTACCGCTGGATCTGGCGCTCGGCGTTCTCGGCCGTCATCCCCAGTTCCCGGGCTACCTCGTCTGCCTTCTTCGCGCGCTTCAGCTCCAGCAGCTCCTCGTACTGCTCGGCGAACCGCAGCGGCCGGCGGATGTTGTGTTGCGGCTTGGCTTTCGGGTCGTCGATCGTGTCGTCATCCCAGGCCAGCGGCGGCGGCCAGCCGGCGCGCTGCGCACGTTTCCGAGATATCTCCGACGGCCCTGGTGTCGTGGACAGTTCGTCGAACACAGCTCTGATTCGGCGCACCTTGTCGGCGCGAATCTGGTCGCGCCGCAGGAACTGGCTCAGATGCCGCGGTTTCTCGCCGACTCTGGCGGCGATCTCCTGTTGTGGCCATCCGATCGCGGCCAGGGCTTGCACCCGGCGTCGGGTGCCCAACGCGGTGACCAGACCGTTGCCCCCGCCGACCGGGATGGCGAAGATCCGTTCAGCCGTGTTCTTCTGCACCCGGGTGTTCTCGAGAATCAGTCGGACTCCGTACTCAGTCATCGCGGCTTCGTAAGCGATGGCGCGAAACGACATCCCGGTCTCGTTGAGTGCGGTGATGTGCGCGCGAACAGCGGTCGAGTCAATGAACCCGCGGTCCTTCGACGCCCGGTAGTGCTTCTGACACAGTCCTGCTCGGTCGACCCGGCTATCGCAGGCCGGTCGGCGGCACTGTTTGTCGGGGCGTCGGCTCATGCGATGACCACCTGGTGGGTGGTGTCGATGTAGGCGTCGAGCAGCGCCAGGTGGATCGGGCAGATGCTGATCACCGAGAAGTACAGGGCTTCGCTGGCCTGCTGGTCGGTCAGGTCGCCGAGCCACCGCATTTTGTGCAGGAGTTCGCCGACCTGCGCCGGGGTGGAGGCGTCGAGGGTGGTGCAGACTTCGACGCCATGCTCGGCGACGTACTTGACCGCGGGGGCCGAGAACGTGATGACCTGCTCGTCGGCGGCGGCCGGCGCGGCGAGGAAGTACAGCGCGGCGCCGACGATCGCACCGATATAGGTGGTGTAGATCCACCACTGACCGAACAGCTTCCGTACGGCGCGGCCGATGCGGGTGCGCGGCCGGCGGCGGTCACGGCTGGCTATCGGCGTCCAGTGGATGTCGGGGGTGAAGTCTTCGGGCCTCATGCCGCAGCCGCCTTGATGTGGAGTGTGGCCAGGTGCTGCAGCCACTCGACAGCACCGTCTCTGGACTCGGCTTTCAGAGTGCTGCCGGGCATTTCGAAGTTCGCCGCAGTCGTGGGGCGTGCCACGATCAGCCACACCGTCCCGGTTCTGGTCTCGACTCCGAGGGCTGCCGCGATCCCGACGACGCCGTCCCTGTGGTACTCGTCGCGGATGCACGCCTCGATGCGCAGTGCGCCGCTCCTGGTCGTTGACTCGCGGAGTTCGTAGCCCTGCTCGGCTATGGTTGGTGCTGACATCGGATGATTCCTTTCGACTGGGTGATTCCGTTGTCGGGCCCGTTCCCGGCTGACTCCGGGGGCGGGCCATTACTCGTTTAGGGGCGTGGGCGCATCGGCTTCGGTCCGAAGCCGGGGTCGCCGACCTGGCGCACGGTGTGGACTTCGAATCCCACCGATTTGCGCGGGCCCATGTCGTTGTCCTTGGCGCCGCTGCGGGGTTCGAAGATGAGGCCGGGGTTCCACCGCTCGACTGAGGCGAACGGGTCCGACGGTTCGGTTGGCTCGGCGGCCGCCGGGGCGGCGAGGAGGATCGAGGCGGCGACTGCAGCGGCCGGGATGATGGCGACGATGTTCTTCATGGCGTTGTCCTTTGGTGGTGGGTGATCAGCGGGTGTGTTGCGGGAAAAGCTGTAGTGCTGCAGTGACGTTCGGGTGCTGCTGCTCAGCAAGGGCCGCTGCACGGCACTGCAGCTCGGGTACGAGGAACGCGGCGCTCTCTGCGTGCGCTGACCCGGGTGCCATCGCGGCAATCAGGGCCGCGGCCTGGTTCAGCAGATCCACGGTGTTCGGCGCAGCGATCACGGCCTTCGAGTCGGCGGCCGCGGCGACACCTGCCTTGACAGTCGGGTCCATGGGTGCAGCGACACCGAGCACGCGGTCAAGAGCGTTGGCGATCACGCGCGCGCTGCGCGAGGCGCGGGTCACAGCTGCCTCCACAGTTCGTCGGGCCACGCATTGAATTCGGCCGGCGGTTCGGCGCCGAGACCGCGGACGATGGCGATGACGCCGGCGGCCAGTGCGCCGCCGAGCAGCAGTACCGGGCCGAATGTCGACAGGAACGTGGTCATTGGGCCAGCCCCAGACGCCGCTGCGATGTCTTCGACATGCTCGACACCGACGGCACCACGGGCATCTGCACACGCTGCGGGCGCAGCAGTTCGATCGCCGTTTCGATGTCAGCCTCGGTGGCGCGCCACTTCCGGCCGACCTTGAATCCGGGCAGCACAGGCTTGGATTCGCCGCGCAGGTGCTTGGTCAGCCACTGCAGCTGGGCCGGTTCGTGTCCGCCGAGAAGCGCGTCGGCGTACTCCTCGAGGCTCACGGTCGACGGCGCGGTCATGAGACAGCCACCAGTGCGAGTTGTCCACTGCCGCCCAGCATCTGGTGCAGCGCGGTGAGCCCCTTGGGTGTAATCCGGATCGTGGGGGCCGGGACGACCATCTCTTCGGCGCTGTTCAGGTACGGGCGGTTGACCTTTTCGACCAGGCGGCCGTTGTCGACCTGCGACTGATATGCGCGCCACCGGCCGCCGCGCCGGTGGATCCACGACTTGGCTGCCATCGCGGCGAACAGGCGGCGCTCGCCGGTGCTGATGTGCGGGTCGCGGCTGAGCACTTTCGCTGCGTCTGCGACGGAGTAGTCGCCCTTGGCTTCGGCCAGTTCGTTCCATGCTGATGCGGGTGCGGCGAGCTCGCGGGCACGGGCCTCGGCAGCTTCGGCGCGTTCCTCGGCCTCGACCACCCACTGAGCGAGTTCCTTTTTGGACGGCAGCTGCGCGGGAGCCGCGGGGTAGCGCGAGTAGGTGCCGGTCTTGCGGATTGCCGGCAGTACTTCGCCGGTGATCCAGCGACGGAAGGTGGCCGCTTCCGGCTTGTCGGAGCGGATGACCACCTCGTACATGCCCGACTCACTGACAGTGGTCATCTGCTGGGTGCCGCCAAGGGTGTCGATCTGAGCGACACCCTTTTGGTCACCGGTGAGACGTGCTGCCACATCGCGGCCGTTGCGGATGGCAAGGACTCGGCAGAGGTCGGCCAGCACAAACCACGGCTCGCCGTCCTCATCGCGGAGCACACGGACGTGGTTTGTGTCGTAGGTGAACAGCTCGACGACGGTCATGCGACCACCTGCTCGTCGTCAGGGACGACGTTGAAGAGGTCGGTGAAGCAGTCGGCGCCGAATGCCTCGACGCAGCCCGCAATGAATCGCGGTCCGGGTGCGCTCTTGCCTGTGAGTACGCGGGACACGGTGGTCGCGTCGACCTTGATTCGGGTAGCGAGTTCGTGGTCAAACTTCAGCCCTGAGAGGCGGCGAATCTTTGCCAGTCCGGCCTGGTTCAGTTCGAGAGTGGCCAACACCCTTCACCTCCTTCTAAGCCCCTGGCCTGCAATCTTGCGGCCATGCGATTGAATGTACGGGAGGGATTGCATACGCGCAATCAAGAAAGGTCACGGTTCGGTAACGGTGGCTGATTGCGCCTATGCAGTGCTGAAAGACAACCGTGTAAGTCCACCTGCTGGGCACTTGCGTGGACGCAAGTGCGTTTTGGCAGCCCAGAATCTTGCGTGGGCGCAATACGCTGGTTGTGTGGCCAATGAGTGGTGGAACTACGTGACTCGGATTGCCGGGACGGATGAACAGAAGAAGATTGCCGACGTCTCAGGCATCGGCACCACAGTCATCTCCCGGTGGTCCAAAGGACACAACGAGCCCAGCGCTCAATCGGTCGTCGTATTCAGCCGCGCCTACGGCAGACCGCCTGTCGAGGCGTTGGTCGCCGCTGGCTACCTCACCGGCACTGAAGCAGCGGAAGCCATCGAGATTCACCGCGGGCCAGACGCCCTCACCGACGACGAACTACTCGCCGAAGTCCAGCGACGCATGAAAGGGGTGCGTAGTCGCTCCGAGCTAGGAAAAGAGCGGATGGTTCAGAATGCGTTAGAACACGGCAGCGTTGCGGAGAAAGCCGTCGCAGGCCTTTTGAAAGATGCCGACCTGGGAAATGCCAAGCCTGCCGCGTCCATCGACTTCGCCATCCCGCAGACGAACGTGGTTTTCGAGCTCGACGCTGCGGTACTGCCGAAACTCGAAGCGGCAACGATCGACCATGCGGTCATCGAAGCGCAGCATGCGACAACCATGGCTCTGATCGACGCTGTGACGACGCTGTCATCGCTGACACCCGACGACGACGTCGACACCACAGTCGCTGTGTTCTATCTCGCCGTCGAACGCTACGAAGCCGCAACCGTCGACACGTTGGACGCCATGCAGATGGTTGACCTGCACGCCACACCGCAACAGATCGACGCCGCCATCAAGGCATTCGACTTCTTCGCAACGACCAGCGAGACGTTCATCCCATTGCTGGAAGACATTGCCGCGAAGGCTCCGACCGTGGTGCTCCGCAAACCTGCAGTGCTGCATGGGGATTTACTACGCGACTTGGTGCGTCGACTACGGCTTGACAAGGCCGCATGGATCGAGTCCGGCCTGTCTGCGACTCACGAGCCTTCCGTCCAACGTCACCTCATCGCCGCTCGCACCGCCCCCGAGGGAAGCACACCAGGCCAATTAGAGCGGGGGGACGCCACGAGCCGGAGCGGTGATGTCCAGCCGATAATTGCACTGTTTCCAGACGGTCTAGTGCCCCCGTGGATACCGCAGAAACTGCGCGAACTGTTTCAGATGATGGACGAGCTCGATCCGTCGCTCGGCGTGTCGGAGGAGCTGGAAGAAACCCTCCGATCTCTCACTCCGGCCGCGGATACACCGGCCGGGCAACTTGCCCAGCTGTCGTCCTTGACTGCGGCGCTTGGACGAGCCCGGGAAAGGCTTCAAAATGTGCAGGTATCTGCGGACACCGAAGAAGTGCTGGTATCTGCGGACGCCGCTCGGTTGATCGCCGAGCTCGATTCACATCTGCAGTCTCTGACGCTCGCCACTACAGGAACTCGATACTCCGGCGCGTTAGCGGCCGCCGCACGCATCACACCGCGCGACTACACGCCAGGGCGGTCCGAGCAGGGCGAAGCTGGCGGCGAGGAATCCCAAGACCCGGGCAGCGACGAGTGATCCGCACAGGAATCACCGCGCTGGCGCTGTGCGGCGTCACCGTCGGATGCGGCGCGCAGACCGACTCCGCGGCCCCCGCCGAAACGGTTACCGTGACGAGTCCGGCTGCGCCGGCGCAGCCGTCGCGTTCTAATCCGCCGGTGTCCGCCGCTGGGACGTTGGTCATCTCCGCGACCACGACCCGTGCCGCCTCGCAGACATTCGCCGTGAACAACCCCGCGTCCGATCTACCTGGCCTCCAGCCCGGGGTATGGGTCGGCACTTACGTCGGCCCGGCCGACCAGACACCACACGTTGCAGCGTGCAACGCGTGGCAATGGGCAGGAGCGAATAAGCAGGACGTCGTCGGGCTGTGGAGCACCCCGATCGGCGAGACCGTCCTGCAGTTCCCTATCGAAAACGTCCAAGGCTTCATCGAACTGTCGGGCGATTGCGATTGGAGCGGCGGTGGCCCGAGTGAGTGAAATCGGCACTTATGACCCGTGGCGTCAACAGTTCGGTGGTCGAACTGAATGGGAAGAAACCCAGCTGTATGAGCAACAGGCACGGGAAGTTGTCGCTGCCATTAGCAGGGAGTTCGAGGAAGACGACGACGGAGAACTGTTGACAGACAAGCAGATTGGAATCCGTCGCAGATTGGTTGCCACCTTGTTTCGAGATGTCTTCGACCTGCGAAAGCGCGCAGTCAACGGATGCGTTCGCGGTTCGGGCCTGCAAGGCGACCGCGACTCTGAGTGGTGTTTCCCGCTAGAGGGCAACGACAGTCAGCTTGGAGAGCTTCGCCATCCGGTCACCGTGAACGGGCACGGTGACACGGACATCCGCGGTTGGCAGTTCAGAATGTACTTCGCTGCGCCACTGGTCGAACCGGCGTTGATCCTGTTCTTGGTTTTCGGTCGTAAGCCGTCTTCTCTCGTTTCCGACGACTGGCAAGCAATTCAACGGCAGCACATCGAGCAGGCTAGATCGGAGTTCTCAGCTTGGCGCGCGGGGCGTCAGCTTGGCAACAGTCTCACCCCCGGCAACCAGTAGAGGTTATTCTCTACTTATGGGCATCTGGGAAGAGTTAGCCGAAGAGTTCGGTCTTGGCGAAGATTCGGTTGAGGCCCGACTAGCTGCAGATTTGGCCCATGCCGACGAACAGTTCCTGATCCAACTCGCTGATTTACGCCGCGCGGCCGGACTGACGCAGGAAGATCTTGGCCGCGCCTGGGGTCGACATAAGACAGCCGTGAGTCAATTCGAGCGCCCGGGCGCGGATCCCCGCCTATCAACGATCCGCCGTTATGCGGCATCCATCGGCGCCCGGTATGAACACTGGGTCTATCTCGACCGCGCGATACACCGGACATTGAAGACAGCGAGTCCAAATGAGCTTTTTCAGAAGTGGGAATACGTCGACTCGTCAACGCTGCATGAGTTGGTGGGCCCGTCGGAGATGACCGGCCCAATTCCCGTCTTCACCGACTGGAAAAAGCAAATCCAGGAAGTAGTTCGAGACAATCGCGCCCACGTGAGTGTGCATGTCGACAGCAAGCCAGGAAGGCACCGTGCCGGAAGAAACTGAAGAACGCTCAAGCACTGCTGAGCAGCGGACTTCTGCTGAGCCACACGAGATTTGGGAAGCGGCAACGTCGATGTCCCACGCGGCTAGCTACTTCCTTGCGCGCCATGTGAAAGATGAGCGCGAAGACGACAGTATTGACAATGCGCCAGTAGGCACCATACGGCTCCAACCCTCCCTCGGCCGTTCCTCAAAAGCCATGGTTGGGATTAGGTTAAGAGCGCACGCACGGCTGGAATCGCATATTGCCATCTATGAAGAGGGCGCAGTAGTTAACTTCGACGACACCGAACTTTTCAACGAAGAAGATCTGCAGAGCTTCGCTACTGAGTACGTGCTGCCGTTCTTGATGCCATACGTAGAGGCCGGACTAGAGCGCATATGTTTCACGCTGAAGCAGCCTCCGCCAGAATTTCCGTTATACATCGTCAACGGTCGAATGTATCTGAATGAGTCAGCGATCGGTTGGGGACCCGACCCCGAAGATGAGTCTTTGGACGACGGAGTTACAACAACGTAATTCCGTTGCGGCACTGATCTTGTCGGAGGTGTCCCCTACCGTCCGTCGGCATGAGCATCGAATCGCTCTTCCACCCGTGGAGGCTGCTTCGCGATCATCACGATGACGTCGATGTGTCCTGCCGGTACCGGCTCCCGGACCGTGTCATGGGGCTGCAGGTTGGCCGGCGGATCTGGTTGGCGCGCGGACTGACCCAGGCCGAGCGGCGCTGCACCCTCACGCACGAGCTTGTGCACCGCGAGCGCGGCCCAGTGCCGGAAGAACCGGCTGCCGCGGAGCGCGAGGAGCGCCTCGTCGAGGAGATCAGCGCACGCCGCCTCATCACGCTCCCTGCGCTCACCAACGGGCTGCGCTGGACGCGAGACCCATGCGAGCTCGCCGAGCACCTCTGGGTCGACGAACCCACCCTGCAGACCCGCATGTCCACTCTCGACCCGCTCGAGGTGTCTCAGCTCGAATATCACCTGGAGGACCAATGGCTATGGATTCCCTGACCGATCAGGAGCGCGCGATCCTTGACCTTGAGCAGCAGTGGTGGGCCACTGCTGGTGGCAAAGAGTCCGCAATCGGCGCGATGGGCCTGACGCCGACTCGGTACTACCAGCTGCTGAATCGCCTTCTGGCGACCGAGAGGGCGCTCGCCTACGCAGCGTCCACGGTGAACCGGCTGCGCAGGGTGAGCAGTCGGCAATACGATCTCCGCCTATGACCTTCCGATTGGCTGTGCTTGGACTGGCCGCGACAGCCACATGTTTCGCGGGGTCGGCGGGTGTCGCTGCCGCTGCACCGTACTGCTACGAGACCGGTCCCGGCTATCAGAAGTGCGTCGACGGAAGTACCGGCGGTTACTTCGACCCGATCTATCAGGGCCCCAAGGTCTTTAGTGGCGGCAATGTGCCGTGGGTACCGACCTATAGTCCGCCGGCCGCCCCCGCCATACCGCCTGCAAACTCCAGTCCCAACGGCATCGACGCGCTCGCCGGCACAGTCCTGAACAACATTCAGAACACACTCGACGCCGACCCAGGGCAGCCGCAATTCAATGTTCGTGTGCACCACGTGTCGCTCGTGCGAACCGGGGACACCTCGTTCGAGGGAATGGCGACGATGACAGCCGCCGGCGGGCCGCCACACGACATCCCCGTGCATGTGTTCAACGATGGCGGCACACTGACCTGGAGGATCGACCCCGGCGTGATGGCGGTCCTTTTGCCGTGAACCACGCGGGCTCGTTCCCGCTAGTCCAGCGGTGTGAGCATCGCGTCGATCGCGTCGGCGTTGCCCTTGCCGCTCGAGCGGTCCAGGTGCCCATAGACATCCACGGTGGTCTGGATCGACTCGTGCCCGAGGTGCTGCTGTACGGACGGCATCGGCCGCCCGGCCTGCAGCAGCCATGACGCCGCGGTGTGGCGCAGGTCGTGGATGCGGGGCGACTTCGTCAGCCCCTTGAGCTTGGCGCGCTCGATGGCCGGCCGCCACACGTTCGGTGCGAACGAGTGGATGCGCACGGGGTTCGGGTCGGGGCCGAGCTTCTCGGTGGCGTTCTGGCCGCGGCCGCGCCCGGAGTTGGTGAACACCCACTCCCCTGTCAGGTCGAGCTTCTCCAGCACGCTGGCCGGCACGTTGATCGTGCGGACGCTCTTGCGGGTCTTCGGGACACCGAGGGTGTATCCGCCGTCGTCGCTGCCGGTCTTCCACGCCTTCGAGATCCGGACCGTGCCATGTGTGATGTCGATGTCGGCGGGCCGCAGCGCGGTCGCTTCGGACCAGCGCGCCCCGGAGGCGACCAGGAACTCGATCAGGGGCTTCCAGTAGGCGGGGATCTCGTCGAGCAGCATCCGGAACTCTGCGGCGGTCAAGAACACCATTTCGCGGCGGTCCCAGCGCGGGTTGCGGACGTCCTCGGCGGGGTTGGCCGGGATGGCCTTGGCCTTCACTGCGGCCTTGAGCGCGCCAGACAGAAAGTCGCGTTTATTCTTCACGGTCTTGGCCGAGCTGGTCTGGCTCATCGCGTTGACCCACCGTGCGACGTCCTCCCGGGTGAGCGCGCGAAGCGGGATGTCGCCGATGCCAGCGAGGTCGTTGCGGATGTAGGCGCGGTATCGCTTCGTGGTGCCGGGTTCGACGCCGGTGAGGTGGTCGACGTGGGCGGTCAGGAACTCGGCGACGGTCTGCGCGCGCCGGGGTTCGGTGATGATCTTCATGATGTCGCGGGCCTTTTCGGGGCCGAGCTTGTCGATGAGGTCTTTGCAGTGCAGGGCGTCGTCGCGGTCGTACCAGGTGATGGATTCCTGCTTGCCGTTGCGGCCGCTCTCGCGCCAGCACACGGCCCAGTAGGGGGTGCCGTCCTTGCGGTGCCGGTCGATGATCCACGCCATCAGGCGACCGCTGCTCCCTGCATCAGGATGTCGCTCGCTGTGAACTCGCATCCGTGTTGTTCGATCAGTCCATTGCGGCGGAGTTCCCCGAGGTAGGTCGAGAACGTGCCGCTGCTGGCCACTATGTCGATCTGGGCACTGATCTCTTCTTTTTCCAGCCCCGAGGGGTAGGCGTCCATGATGGCCTGCAGCATCCGGGATGCGCCTGCGCGCAGGATCGTCAGGTAGTGCTGTTGGAGTTCCTCGCCGGACATCGGCTCCGGTCGGCCGCCGAGGTAGTCGAAGCCTTGTTCGGTGAGGCTGAAACCGACGGAGTCTTCCTCGATGAGCCCTGCTCGGCGTAGCTCGCCGAGGTAGGTCGAGAACGTTCCGGAGGTGTGCTTCATCTTGGCGACAGTGCCCCACTGCGCCTTGGTAAGTCGCAGCGGAGCCATGCGGCCCAGGGACTCGAGCATTCGCTGTGCGCCGGCCCGGAATTTCACCTCGCCGGTCTGCTGCTGCGGGGCAGGGCGTGTTTTCGGTGTGGGTGGTGTCCGCGCGATCGGCACTGCAGCGACTGCGGGCCGCGGCCTGCCATCGCTGTTCTTCGAGTCGTCGAGCACCTTTTGCAGTAGCTTGACCGCGGCGTTGATCGTCCCGGAGATGTCCTGGGGGACAACGGGTGTGCGGTCTGCCTGCAGTTCGGCGATCCGCGCCCGCAGCGATTCGTTGTCCCGCACGAGAACGTCTCGCTCAGACTCCGTCCGTGTGAGTTGCGCCTGCAGCGCCGCTGTGCGCGAGCGAAGAGTCTTCGGGTCGTTCTCTTTTGCCCGTTGGACGGTCGCCGCGATCTCGTGCCCGAGCTTCTCGAGGTCAATGTCGGCGCGGGTCTTCGGGATGGTGCGGGTCTCCCCCGGCTTCGGGGTGGCATGAGAATCGAAAGTGTCGAACTTGGTGATGTTCACCCGCTTGAGCAGACGGAGGAACGCCGGGCTCCACACCCACGCCTCACCGGTCTGCAGTGAGGGCAGCGATGCGACGACGTCCCGAGATGCTGTCTCGTCGTCACCGGCGTTGACGCTGATCCAGTCTTGGGCGGCCTTGATGGAGCGTGGTCCGGTCATCCGGAGCAGGATGACGGTTTCCATGAGTTCGAGGACAGACTTGGCCACTTCCTGCGGGCGCTGGGTGACCACGGTCAAGCCGAGCCCTCGGCTACGTCCGCGCTTCGCGATATCTTCCATCGCGCCGAGGAGACGCGCGGTGTCAGCCGAAGCGCGCTGTGGGATAAGCACATCGGCTTCCTCGATGACGACGTGCAGGGCATCGCGGTTGCGCGTGTACAGACGTTCTGCGAATGCGGTGGCGAACGATCGGGCCTTCGTCTTGCTCATCGACGACATGTCGAGAACCGCAGGTATCCGGTCGTCGACGATGAGATCGGCAATCAACTCGCCGGCGGTGGGCTCGAGCGGGACGTCGGCGTGGTCGCCGCCGAAGATGACGAACGGCAGGCCAGGGCCTTTTCCGCTGGCGCTGGACCGGATCCCCCACCAGTCGCCTTTGACGTCCAGGACCACGACCGGAAGGCCGGTGCGGTACATCTGCTCGACGAGGCGGTGCGCGGTGACCGACTTGCCGGCGCCGCGGTTGGCCAGGATGGCGAAGGTCTCGGTGACCGCCTCAGCCGGGAGCGCAAAGCCCCGGGCGATCTTGATGGGAAGATCCCCGACGGTGCGGTCGGCAAGCTCGCTATTGGCATCCACATGACCAGGGTAAACCTGTTCGTGCTGACGCCGGTGTGCCGACGTGTGATGCTCTGTTCGGTTCCGAACCCGTCACCAGGCATTTCTGCCTCGATCTGAGTGGAGCTAAGGGGATTCGAACCCCTGACTGAGCTGGGCAAACAGGTTCCTACCTGCCGGTTCGGCATCCCTCGGCATCGGCCGGAATCTGTCGGCTCCTGCGGAAACTTGGATCGGTGCCGACGGCGTCCGCACGTGTTCCTCGGCGTGTCGCGGACGTACGATTACGCGCATGGGCGCACTTCTGGCCGCAATCACCGTCGCGGTGCTGACCGCCGAGTGGTTCTGGTGGCTCGTCGCCGCGGTCGTCATAACCCTGGCCGGACCGTGGCTACGCCGGCGCTACCTTGCCGCCAACACCGAGCTCGCCGCGATCGAAGCCGAGAAGCGTGCGATCGCCGAGCGATGCGACCAACAGCACCAGTGGGTGCTGCAGGGCAATGAGCGCGGCGTGTGGGGTGACGGCACGGCGATCATGCGCGACTACCGGCGGAAACTCGCTCGCAGTGGAAATTGAGCGGAACCGTTCGGCCACCGGCTGCGTCCTACTCATATGGATGTAGATACTGAGCTGCGGGTGATCGCCGCGATCCGGTACCTGGCGCACACTCTCGGCATGCCGGGCGGTGGGATGGATCGAGTCGACGAGCTGCTTGATCAACAACTCCAAGACCAGGGATAATGGCCGTATGGACATCGTGCAGCGCAATTACGATCTGGTCGCCTCTGCCAGCACCGGCGCCGCATTGTTCGCCCTGGACGCTACCGTCGGCCTCCCGTGGCCGCTGTGGGCCGTATATGGCGTGATCGTCGCCGGCCAACTCGGCAACCGAGTACTCCGCGGCTGGGCCCGGTAGCGGTTCTATCTTTCGTCCGGCCCGGTCCGGATGGTGCACGGTGCGGATAGTGGTGGCCCGTACGTAACGTCATCGCATTCGCGGCAGGTCCAAGTGGTGTGTCCGCCGCTGCGTCCGCACGAACACGCGGCGTGACCGACGAGCACGCGCTGCGGGCCGAGCCAGTGGCCGTAGGCGCACTCGCGAGGTGCGTTCGTGGCCCACTTTCCGCGCGGTGTGAGCCGAAGCTCGCCGAGCGTCACGGCAGCTGCTCGACCTCGACGCCCTGGCTGCGGGCGTACGACTCAGCTTCGGCTCTCTCGGCCTCGGTGAATGCGCGGTAGCCCTTCAGGTTGTGCGGCGTGCGAACGAGCAGGGTGATCTCTTCGACGGTCTCAGCGGTGCGGGCCACGCGCACACAGTAGACCCGACGACCGACGGGCCAGAAAATAGCTCGGCAATGTCCGACCGTGCTGCTAACCTCACTCCCGTGAGCACCTTGATCGGCCGACCGTTCGGCCCCAGCTGGCGATATCAGTCGCCGCTGGGTCGGTAGCGCACACCTTCCTGCCAGCACGCCACTGATATCGCCCTCTACGGGGTGTAGCTCAGTTTGGCCAGAGTGCACGGTTTGGATCCGTGAAGCCGCAGGTTCGAATCCTGTCACCCCGACTCAGCACCCCATGCGGGTGTGCACAGGCGTAGCTCGCCGGTCTCCAAAACCGTGCGATGAGAGTTCGAATCTCTCCACCCGTGCCGCGCCGGTTGTTCCTGGGAGACATGCGGGCCTGTAAAGCCTGCGCCTTGCGGCTACGAAGGTTCGATTCCTTCAACCGGCACAACAAATCTCGTGCTCCTGGAGGGAGTCGAACCCCCACTGGCCGGAACCTAAACCCGGTGCCTCTTCCAATTGGGCTACAGGAGCGCGGAAGGTGGAGGTGTCGATCCCCCGGAATGGTTACCGCATAACTGCTTTCAAGGCAGTCTGGCTGGCCGCAGCCGCACCTTCCATGGTTACTTCGCGGAGGGAGCTGGACTTGAACCAGACGGTGGTTGTTCCGCATCCGGTTAGCAACCGGACTGCATCACCTGATGCTCACCCTCCTTCAGAGGGCAAGCGCCCTCCACCTACGACGAGAGTCGCAGGGAGGATGAACTCGATCGGTGAGCGAACATGCACGAACCATAGCCCACGACAACGACTGTGGGCAACGACAAAAACCGCCCGCCTGGCACGAGGCCAGGCGGGCGGTTGTGTCGGCAGTAAGTCCGCGGCGGGGGTCTACCCCTGAGGTTGCATCTCAGATCACCTTCTGCCGGCGCAGGGCCGAGCGGTCCTGGTGCTGATAGCGCCACAAACTCACGACCATCGTGATGTAGGCCAGCGCACCGAGTGCATAGATCACGAATCGGATCTGCTGCCGGAACGGATACTCCGTCGACACCCACACCGACGCGACGATCTGCCAGAGCGTGACAGTCAAGAAGATGCTCTTGGCCAGCAGGATGGCGCCGATGGGATTAGCTTTCCAATTCGACCGGGCCGCGTACAGGACGGTGAAAACGGTGACACAGACCGTCAACACGGTCAGTGACCAGTTCGCGGCCAGCTCGTAGTTGATCGCCCACCAGAGATCGGACAGGAAGGTGAAGACGATCACCGCACCACCGACACCATAGATCCAGCGCATCACGCCCTCCGCGCCAATGCTTCTGCGAACAACTCGGTCCACCTGTTCTTGTCCAGTTCACGCCGCTTCGCCGCGGTCACGACGCGGTGCTCGGCGGCCAGTTGATGAGCCTCGGCCAGTCGTGCTGCCGATTCACTGTTCTTCTCGGCGGCCGACGCCTCACGTTCCCGACTGCTGGCCGCGTCGGCGGCGCGGCGCTTCCACGGCCAGATCATGTCTGCTGCCCCTGGTTGCTGAGCAGCGCATCACGCACCGCGGCTATCAACCTGGTCTCGGACGCCTTTTCGTTGTTCATGTCGCGCTGTGTGTTCGCGAACGTGCCGATGGATTCGGCGTCCTTGTCGCCGCGGGCTTCCAACATCGCGATGGTGCGGTCCCGACTGGCGATCTCGCGTCGGTGCGATGGGCCCGTCACGATCCACTCGCGGGCCAGAGCGATGGCGAACAGGATCACCAGACCAACAACTCCGATGCCGTTCCACAGCTCGGGGTTGCCCCAGACGCTCACTTGGCCGCGAACAGACTCGGCCCCTGCTCACCTGCCGGTGTCGGGGTGTGGGTGACAGCGACGCCCGCGCCGATAACCGCGAGCAGCACGTTCACGATGGACTCGACCTGCAGCGTGGTCCAGATGTCCAGCGCCAGCACCGCGGCCTGGCCGGCGGTGATCAGCGTGTAGAGCCAGCTGCGAAACCCGCTGGCCGAATTGAAAATGGAGAGCGCCGGGGGCAGCACGGCGACGACGAACGTGATGATGATGTCCGCGAGGTCCGACGCAATCAGCTGATTGTTGACCAGCGCGACCAGAAGGGCGGCGGCGACGACCTGAATCCACTGTCGGATCGTGGGCCAGTCACGGAGTGTAAGCAGTTTCATTGCAGTGCCTTTCGGTTAGACGCCGAGGATTCGGGCGTTGTGTTCGATGCAGGGTCGGAGGTCGAATTCGCCGTGCTCGCGCAGTTGGATGAGCCCGGAGACGCCGATGATGATGGCCTGGAACATGGCGAAGATTTCGATCGGATTGCCGAACCGCATGGCCAGCTCGCCGATCTCTTCGGCAAGGGTGCCGGCACCGAACACACGGGCGCGGGCGACCGCCAGGTACACAGCCTGCGTCCACTCGGCGGCTCCGGTGCCTGGCATCTTGTTGGTGTAGAGATCACCGTCGCGGCTGACCTCCTCGACGCCCGGTATCTGCTCGTCAAGGCAGTCCGGGTCGAGCCCCTCGCTGCCCGGCTTCGGCTTGTCGCTGATCCACGATGCAACGACACCCTGGGGACGACGCGGGTTGCCGAAGTTGATACCGCCGCGGAAGTGGCTGTATGGCCAGCGATTCAGGTTCGGCTTGCAGTGCTGCTCCCACCAGTCGCAGAACACGATCGAGCCTTGGCTGTGGGCGTCGATCGCGTACGAGGTGTCAAAGGGCAGAACAGTGGGATCGTTGACCAGTCGGTCCAATTCGCGAACGCCGGAGGGGTTGTTGAACGGTTTCCTGGTGTTGTCGTAGCCGACCGGCCGAACCCGAACCTTCCCCTGTTCCTCCAGCACGCGGGCGGTGAAGTAGGCGGGGCCGTCGAACATGCCGCCCATGTGCCCCTGCACCGTGAAGATGACGGGGACGACTTTCGGCGTGGCCGGCTTGTCGTAGGGCGGGATCTGGAGGTTCTTTTTGACCGCCCAGTCCAGCGCGGAGGTCAGCGCCATGCCGGGCATGTTGATGACGGCACGGTCGGCGATCTGTTTGTTGCGCCGGTTCTTGAACAACATGAGAGCGACACCGAAAGCCACTGTGTACTCGTCGGTTTCGCCGAGGCTCTGCCCGTAGCTGTATGCGCGGAGCTTGCGCTTCGCGGCGATGATCGAGGGATCCCGGTCGCCGACCTCGCTGGGTTGCTTCCACGCCACGGTCAGACCTCCAACTTGAGTGATGCGGCGGTGGCCGGGCCGACCACACCGTCAGCAACCAGCGGGGGGTGCAGCCGCTGGTAGTCCCGGACGCACTCCTCGGTGTGTGGGCCGAACTCGCCGTCGACGGCGAGCTTCGAATAGGCGCGCTTGAGCCGTGTCTGCAGGGTGCGCACGGCGATACCGGCCATGCCGCGGTGCAGCAGCACGCCGGCGTACCGGTCGATAGGCGGAACCGGCGCAGGGACAGGCGGCGGCGTGATCGGTGGCACGGGCCGCGGTCCGTCCTCGCCGGGGAACACGAAGCCGCGCATCCGCTTGTCGACCTCGCTGGCCAGCCATCCGGTGACGTCCATGTTCCAGGGATCCCACTTGCCTTGCGCTAGACCGGCGTAGTCCTTGTGGCCGATCAGTCGGTCGGTGCCGTACCGCAGCTTCGACAGCAGCGCGGCGCACAGATTCCGCAGCGCGATCACCTCGGCGTCGGGCCACCGTTCGCGGCCCTGCGTCGCCGGGTTGATGCCCGGGGTGACGGGGCCTTCACACTCGATGCCGATCAGGTGCCAGTTGCCCATGTTGGTCGGCAACCACGGGTACGAACCGCGGCCGGCGTGCCAAGCGACACCGACCGCGCACAGGGTGACGGTGCCGTCGCGGGAGATGTGGAACTGGGACAGCGGCCCGGGCAGGTCCGAGCGCCCTTCGGCGATCGATCGCGCCGACGCCCGGCCACCGGTGTGGTGCACCATGACGCCGCGGATGTCCTTGAAGTCGCCGTGTCCACGGTTGCGCCATCCCGGGTATTCGACGAACTTGCCGACGGCCGGGCGCACGACGTCGGCGAGCCAGGTGGGGTCTCCGGTCCATCCGGGCATGGGCGTTCCTCCTGTCGTTGCGGGTTCGCGGGCGCCGCGTAGCCGCGGCATGGGGTCCTGTTTGGTGGCCGGGTTGTAGCCGCCTGGCATGTCGGACAGGTGCAGGTGCGGGGCGATCGGACGCTGCGGCGTGCCACCGTTGGTGCGCGTGTCTGGGTTGATGCGCCCGATCCGCTGCCCCGCCGCCACGTGGGTGCCGATGCCGACCTCGCGGACGATGTGCCCGTACTCAAGACAGCCGCCGCCCTCGGCCGCGGTGGAGTCGATGACCAGCCAGCCCGCGGGGTCTGGGCCGCCGTAGCCCTGCGCCGCGCCGGCGAAGATCACGGTGCCGGCCTGGACGGCGTAGACCGGCATGCCGCCGGATCCGCCGGCGCGGCCGAAGTCGACACCGGCGTGGAAGCCGCCGGCGCGGTGCCCGAACGGGCTTGTGACGACGCGGCCAGCTCCGAGCGGCCAGAATCGATCTGCCATCGCGAGCTCCTTTCAGGCATGGCCCGCCGCCCTGCCCCGGGGAAGTCGGCAGGGTGGCGGGAGAACAGGGGTCAGCGCCGCAGTGCGTGCGCCAGCACGGGCCACAGCGCGTGAATGCGGTGGCGCCAGGTGGGGTGATCGATGACCGGGGCCTCGCAGAGCGGGCAGCGGTCCTCGGGGTGTCCCTCGTTGAAGTCCGGATCGTCGGTGCCGTACGCGTCGAGCCGGGCACGCAAACTCATCAGGCCGCGTCCCCGACCTGGAACAGATTCAGCTCGAAACGGTCAGCCACCTCGAAAGCAGCGACCAGGACCGCGCCGCCGAGCAGAACGCCGACCGCGATCGCGACACCAAACGACATGGGAACCTCCGGGGATTCGTGCAGCAGCCGCCACCGGCGGGCTCTACGCTGCGGGTGTGAAACTGACGCACACGCTCATTGCCGTGCTGCTGCTCATCAGCGCAGTGGCCTGCACCCGGGAACCACCGGCGTACGAGTCGCGGATTACCGAGACCACCGCTACGACGACCGCGCCTGTGCAAGCACCCCCGGTCCAGGCGTCGTGGTTCGACACCTTCGACCGGCCCAACACCACAGCCGGGCTCGGAGATGGCTGGGACATGCGCGCCGGGTACGTCGACCGGTTCCCGATGCCCGCCGCCACCGACGGGTTCATCCGCGACGGTGCATTCACCTACGCCGGGGACGACACCGTGTACGCGGCACGCCAGTTCCGCGGCACCGTGCGCAGCATGGGCACTAAGGGACGGTGGCGGCAGATCCGCGACGGAAACGCAGACACCACCCTGGCGCTGGCTATCACGCCGAACGACCGGCTCGTGACGGAGATGGTGCACTTCGTGGCGAACCGATCCACCTGGGAGTTGACCGTCCGCCGCGGCGGCCCGTTCGAGCCAGTCGCCGAAGGCACCTTCAGCCCGCCGCTGACGATCGGCCGCGACTACACATTCGCGATCTCGGTGACCGACAAGGATGTCACCGTGACCGTGCCCGGCAGTGAGTCCACGCACCCGGTCGACACCGCCGGGCTCTTGGGTGATCGGGCGTTCTGGGAGGAATACATCAAGCCCGCGCCTGCATCAACAACATTCGACTTCGATACCGTGTGGGCGGTCGAAGACGGTCAGCCGCTACAACCGGTCACCAGGTAGCGAGAGCGGTACGCACCCACGTGTTTGGTGCGATGCATGCGTAGTAGAACGTCGTATCAGCCGCCCACTGACCCACCACGCCCGTAGACGAAGCCGTCGCGGGGACAGCGACTTTCACCCCGTACGGATTCCCTGCGGGCGTCTTGGCAATGCCTGTCCCCTTGCCGCCGACGATGAAGTCGATGTTGGGGTCGGCACCGTTCGCCACCACACTCGGTGCGCTACCAGCGGCGGCGTTGGTCACCTTGATCTCATTGACCGCAGATGCCGTAGTGCCGAACACAATCTGCTCGTTGCCGTTGTTATCGGCTAAAAACCCGTTGTTGGCGATTTTTGCGGCCGACAGGGTCTTACCCGTCAGTGTCTGCGTGCCAGACACAGTCACCAGCGCCAGCGCCAACCAATGTCCCGCGGTGGTCGGGGTTGCATTGAAAGACCACAACTGCGCGGTGCCACCACTGGAAAGTGCAGTGACAAAGTTCCCGGCCGATGAGTTGATCGTGATGACACCAGTGGATGAGTTGTTGACGATGACCGGGTAACCCTGCGGAATCCCCGCGCTCGGCAATACCAGCGTGTGGTTCTGCGTGCCGGTAAACACCTGTATCTGCGGAGACAGGGCATCCATCGTCTTCGTGCCGGCCGCGGTGGGCACATACTCCAGGCCGAGCACGTCGCGGAGGGCAGTCACAGCCTCGGCGATATCAACCTTCGTCGCGGCGAACGAATCTCGGCGGCGGGTCTGAGTGTCGAAAGAAAGGTCTCGCAGAACACACGCAACTTCACCTGCCCCGGTGAAGTTGTACTGCTCCCAAATCACCCATGAGGACGTGTCTGCGGCGATTGCAGGGTGCGAGAACGTCCTGAATGATCCATCGGGGAACTGGACCGTCGCCGAGCTAGCGGAGTGATCAATCCACACGTCAACGGTGCGGAATTCGCCGTCGCGCACATCGGCGAACCGGCCGTGTGTAGTCGACTCTGCGTACTTGGTTTCAGTGCCGACATTCCAGCGCGAACAGTGCCAAATTCCGTTGCCGTACAGCACCAGGTGGACGCCAGCGACTTCCAATGCTGCACCACTGCCTGACGGGTGCCCACCCGGTGGCCCCCATGGCTCAATCGGAAGGGCAATACATAGACCGCCGAGTGCCCCCGGTGTCCACTTCACTTCGCAGGTCACTCTCGTGACCAGCGCGCCGGCGTCGATCTCGTAGTAGGTAGCCGACGGTGCACCCGTCGGGGTGTGGATGATCTCGTCGTTGACGACCCCACCTACTGAACCACCGAATGTGTACGCCGTTTCACCGGTGTCGAATTCAGATAGGGCACCGTCAGGTTTGCCGACCGGCGTGTAGTAGCCAGCGGGGAGTTTCGACACGGCAGACGCTGCGGCCTGCGAGACCGCTTCCTCAACGATCGCTTCGTCGTCGTAGGGAAGGTCGTTCCAGTGCGTCGTTCCGTCACCAGTCTTCGAACGTTTCGTGTCGGTCTCTAAACCGGGTTCCCCCATGAGCAGAACAGGATTGAGCGCGGCCCAGGCAGCGGCCGTGCGCCGGTTTGGCTGGAAGCGGCCGAACCGAACCGGAGTCGTCATGCCAGTCCACCGTTCCCGTCGAAGATGAACGTCTCATCCTCCAGCGGAGGCAGTTCCACAGTCGGCGTGATCTCAGCCAGAGGAAGCACGTCCCCGTCCAAGAGAGCATCGAACGGACCGAATAAGATTCGCGTCATCGGGCCGGGTATCGGCATCAGCAGCGAACCCGACCACTGGATTCCGGATACCGAAAGGCCGGGGTCGTTGGCCAGCAGCTTCACCGGGAACCCATCCCGATCAACCAGTGCCCCATCGTTCTTCACCGTCGCGTACACCTCGAGCGGTGGCACGTGAGAATCACCGGAGAACGTGATCAGCGGTACCGACCCGAGGTTCGATTTGAACACCACGCGGGCGTGTTCCAACGCGCGCCTGATCAGCTCGCCGGCCACCACGCTGCCGGGGATGTCGTAGAGGTTCCACGGGACGGTGAAGCTCGGCAATTCAGGCACGGCGCCCCTCCTACAGGTTTTTGATCGGCAGCTTGATGGAGCGGCTGTAGACCTCGCCGCCCCACGTCCGGATGCTGTACGTCAGGGTCGCTGACCCGACGGACCCACCTGACACCAGCAGCGTGGCGTCGGTATCGCTGAACCAGCGGCGGTCGACGTCCACACCTGGTGTTGTCCACCAAAAGTCGCGTATCCGGTCCATCGTCAATGCCAGGAAGTCCGACCAGTCCATCGTGATCGGCGTGACATCGTCGGGAGTCTTCGGCTGTGCGGTGCCGATGACCTTCTGATTCGACCCAATCGGAACCTTGAAGATCTGCCGGCGCAGTCCGCCGAGCCGCGGTTCGCAGTACGCCAGGGTCGGACCGAAGTCCGTCCCGAGCGATATCGGCGGGCACGATGCCACGGTGTCTGCAGCGTTGAGCGGAATCACGATGCCGCCCCACACACCGGATTTCTGCCGCGTTGCTGTGAGGTTCATCGGGTCACCTGTGCCGGGCGCGTCACCGATCAGCAGCCCGATGCCCGAGTTGTTCACGTAGCGTTGCTCGCCGTTGAAATCCGAGATGCCAGACAGCGTGCCGTACACCGCAACCAGCCGGTCCGCTGTCTCGGCCTCGGCTGCGATGGTCATTGCCGTGCCCGAGCCGGCCAGCAGAATCGGCGCGCCGACGGAATCGACACCCGTGTGCATGACTCCCCCGAGTCGCAGGTGACGCTTGCCGCTGGCACCGCCTGATACCTTGCCGGCGACCCGCTGCTTTCCGGGAGGAGCGCCCGGCAGGACGAACATCTCGGTCCAGGCGTCCGCGCCGGTCGCCCATTCGATGACCCCGGCCGAGATCATCGGAATCCCGCCGTAGGTCACCGTGCGCGTCAAATCGGAGATGTTGTTGTCATCGGTGTACCACAGGATCCGCAGATCACCGGCCGAGAACGCCGCCCCAACGACCGCTAGGCCGCCCTCTGAGTTGTTGTCAAACCCGACCGACACCGCGTTGCCGAAGCTGACCGAATCGTGGCCGCCTTCCATGACCGCGCCGGGGCTGACCGCCATTAGAGCCCAACCGCCTTGGCCACTACCGGCGCCGACACGACGGTCAGGGTGTCACCGGCGAACACGTACTTCATGTCCTCGAAGCGGCGCACCATCCGGCAGATGCCTGCGGTCGCCGCAGTCCAGAATGAGACGCCCCAGGTGTTTTCGACGACCACCAACCCGGAGAACGAGAACGGTGACGTCAGATTGAAAACGCCGTTGCCGTCAGGTGCACCGTAGGTCGCGGCCACGCGCGTGGTGAACGCCGACGCTTCAAGAGAGCCGTCGAACGGCGGACCGACATGCAGCTTCGCGTGGCTGATTGTGGACAGGATCGCGGTGTGTCCCAGGATGGACGCGTTGAGCGTGAATCCCGAGTAGAGGTCGTCTTCGTTCACAACAGTCTCCTGTTCGGTGCGGCGGCAGTGGAATTCACGTGGATGCCTCGGCGGCCTGTTCGGCAAGCGCCTGCAGCAGGACCACCGGGATGTCGATCCAGTCCTCGACTTCGGCCGGCGAGGCATTACGGGCCCCACCAGCTGACGGTGCGACCAGCCACGCCATGCTGGCGAACTTGCCATCGGCGGGGAGCCGAGTCCGGACCGCGACGTCACCGGTTTCGGGATCCCATTTCAAGGACTTCTCTGGGTACTCCATCAGGACTCGCCTTCCTCAATCAGCTCATATCCGAGGGCGGCCAAAGCCGCTGTGTGGGTGTCGACTTCGTAGGAAGCCAGCGGCGTCATTCCGTTGGACGGGTCGCCATCGGAGTCCAGGACTGTTGCGAACTCGTCGGCGAGGAACACGTCCACCGCAGTCGGCAGTTGCACCGCGGAGATAGGAATCGCGATGCCGAAAAGCTCCAACGTCGCGGGCGCATCCATAGACACGACGGTGACCAGCAGGTACTGACCGTCGTGCTCTCCGCCGGTGCACAGGTAGTGGTTGGTGACTGGGCAGAATTGCGGCAGGTTCGCCGTAACCAGCTCCGCAGTAGGCATCAGGCTTCTCCCTTTCGCATGACGAAGGCCACGCCAGGCGCGCCCGGGCCGAGCAGTCCATTCGGGCCGCCACCCCAGCCAGCACCGCGGCCGCCTCCGCCACCGCCTGGATAGCCACCAGCACCGCCGTTTCCCCCGCCGTTGAGCACCACGTTGGCTCGGCCGCCGCCGCCGCCACCGGCGCCGCCGCACTTGATCTGCGATCCGGCCGAGACGCTTCCGCCTGGCTGTCCGTTGCCGCCGAAGTTCCCAGCCAGGCCGCGAGCACCGCCGGTTGCCAGTGCTGAGTCCTGGCCTGGTGCCGCCTCGGTGCCACCGGGTCCGCCCGACCCGCCGTTACCGCCAGAGCCCGGCAGCGAGTTGGTCGGGCTCAGCCCGTACAGCCCGCCCTGCAGCGCGACGCCCCCGGATGTGCCGTGCGGTGCTGACTGTGCGAGCACTGCGCCGGTGTGCGGCGGGGTGGCAGCCACGCGAATGGTGGTGAGGTTGCCTGCTGTCCCGATCTGGACATCGATCGCAGTGACGCCGGCCATGTCGAGCGGGCGGGCGATGAACGATCCATGCAGACCGCCGGTGCCACCCGAGGCATTTTGGCCGCCTCCGATCAGCGCGGTGTTCCAGTCGACCGCCGGCGTGACCGGCCATGCCACGGCGTCCGAGGTGAAAGCCGTGACCAGGTAGCCGTTGATGACGGCGTCACGGACGGATTCCATGACGTACTCGAATTCGGCCACCGTGCCGGTGCCGTCGGTGCGGTTGAACCACTTGTTGAAAGCGCCCTTGAGCGCGTTCTCCAGGTTGGCCAGCGTGATCCCGCTGTTGGTGAGCGCTGTCTGCGCGTTGGACACCGCGGCGTTGATGAAGTCGCCGACGTCCTCGATGAAGTCACCGCCGACGGTCCATATCAACGTGCCCAGTTGGGTGATCGCATTCACCGCGTTCGTCGCCGCGTTGCTGATCGCGGCGGTCATGGCATTCCATGCGGTCTTGAGGATGCCGCCCGGGTTGCGCCAGATGTTGGTGGGCGGGAAGTGCATTTCCTTGAGCAGCGCTTCGACGTTGGGCCGTGTCAGCTGGTCGAGTTCACCGAGCCCGCTGGCGCTGTTGACGAACTTCGCGTCGGGATTGACGCCGCCTGGGCCGTTCGGCAGACCGCCCATTTACTCGGGGCTCTCCTGCGCGGGCATCGACTTCTCTTCGTCCGCCCACTTCTCCGGATCGATGTCGGCGGCCAGCTGCCGGTTCGTCGCACTCTGCTGCTGCAGCTTCGGCGCGAGCTCTGCGGCCAATGCCCGGATCTTCGACATGTCACCTTCGGCGGCGGCAGCCTGCGCTTCCTCCACGCGGTCTGCCAGGCCGGCGAGCGCCGGTGCACGCTCCTCCAGGGTCCGCAGTACGCCGATCAGCTTCCCGGTCGCAGCCGGCGCATCCACCGCGGTGGCCAGATCCGGGTGCACGCGAGCGCCGAGCTCGTACAACTCCGGGCCCAGCGCGCGCGGCAGTGGCGGCGGCAGCACCCGCAGCGCGATGGCCAACGCGCCCATCTGCTCGATATCGACCTGATCCGGCGCGGTGGCCTGAGCAGCCAGCGCGGTGGGCAGCCCGTTGCTGTCGTTGATCTGCTGGGTTCGTCGCGGCGCCCATCCCCCGGTGATGCCGGTCCCCTCGATGATGACCACCTTTTTGGTGGCCAGCTCCGGGTGCACGCGGATCCCCGCCGCGGCGAGCTTCGGCGCGAAGTGCGTCCGCCCGACCGGCGGCATCATGTACAGGATCTCCTGCAGCGCGGTGATCTCTTCCGCGGTCGGCTCCGGCGCGGTCACGCTGCGTCCCGGGCGCTGATCGAGGTGAGCTGAATGCCCTTGGTCGTCGAAGTCGACGACCGGTAGAAGCTCGCGCCGAGGTGCCGGTAGCCGATGCCGCGGGGCACGATGTCGTTCTCGTCTATCCACTTCGCGATCGGCTCCAGCGACTCACCCTTATAGACCGCCACCAGCTTCGAGCCTGGGATGAATCGGATCCGGTAGTACTCGTTGTTGACGACTTCGTTTGCGACAGTGGGAACTCGGTCGATGATGTCCATCGGCTTGTTCATGGTGCCGATGTGGATGCGGCGGTTCGGCGACGACCCGGTCTCGAACTTGACCGAGAAACCCATCTCGGCGTTGATGTCGGCACCGAAGTTCAGCGATGTCCACGAGGGCACCGTCGGGGTGCGGTTGAGGAAGGTGACGCCGATCTCCACACCGGGAGTGGTGAACTCCTGGATGTAGCGCATCGCGCCCTCTTTGGCCTTCGCGCCCACACCGATCGGCAAACCATCCGCGGTGTTGTCGACGAGCTGCAGGCGCCCGAAGATCGTCTTCCACTTATTGCCCAGCGCTGTGCGCTGCAAGTTGTCGTTGATCGCCAGCGGCGGAACGTCCAATTGGGCCAGCGGGGTGGTGAATTCGAGCTGCTTGCGGATCACCTTGCCGTGCCGGATCGGGAACGGCCCCTCATTGGTGTCCAGCACGATGGTGAACCCGGCGCCGGCCGGCACCCGGTCCATCTCTTCGGCATCGCCGACGAATTCGATGCGGTCCGGGAACACCTGGCCGTCGACGGTGGTGATGAGCAGGCCGTCGGAGCCGTAGAACCGGCATTCCACGGTTGCCCCGTCAGGGAACGCGGCGAGCCGGTTGTTGTGCGGCAGCAGGTAGGGAGTCTCGTCCGGCCGCGGCTTCCACGTGCCGCCGCGGGACAGCACCACGGCTGAATACAAAGACTCCACAGATCACCTCCACAATGCAAGTTGTTGCGCCACAGTGCTTTTGCTACTGGACGATGTGCACGCCGATGTCGGCGATGCGGTCGAGCGCGGTCTTCAACATGCGGGCGTTGCGCTCACCCCGCGACATGGCAGCCTTGTTCTCGCCGACCTTGACCAGGAATTCCGACTTCCCGGTCTCGTCACCTTCCAGAGTCATTTCCTTGATCTGGTTGGTGAACATGAGGTCGATGCCCATGCGCTGCAGCACGCCGGCGGTCGAACCCACCCGGTCCCCGACCTCGCCATGCAGCCCCGGGATGAACCAGGTCGACTCGTCGATGACCATGGTGTGGCCGGTCTCGTCGTCGGTGGCGTTCACGCCTCCGCGCGCGGTGGCCAGGGCCGACAGGCTCCATACGTTCTGCTCAGCACCGGAGACGTAGACCTCAAGAAGGTGCGCCCAACCGAGATTGGTTGCCCGGGCGGGCAGTTCGAACTGCGCCCACGCGGCGATGGTGCCGACGAGGAACGGCATGATGATGTCCGCGGCGATATCGCCGGCGCTGTCGAAGCCCAGCAGCAGGAAGTAGCCGAGCAGGTTGCCGACCGACGCGATGAGCACCTGCGCCAGAGCGTCAGCAGTCGGGTTGTCGCCACCGATGACGATCTGGGTGGGGCCGGCCGGCGAGTAGGACACCTTGGACTGCAGGTCATTGACGTACGAGTCGCGGATCGTGTGTGCCGGCTTGACCGCCTTCGTGCCGATCCATCCGGCCTGGTGGTACTCGTCGGGGGTGTAGGACTGGTCGTCCTCCATGAACTCGTTGATGCCTTCGAGCAGGTCAGAGGTCCACACGATGCCGGTTCGCAGGAACCCCTGCGCGGCGTTGCCCGACAGGTAGGTGCCGGTCTCGCGGGAGAACCCTGAGCGGTCGACCGGCTCGAAGACCAGCGCACCGTTGGCGATGTCGTTGTTGAACAGACCTTCGACCGTCTCGCCCTCGGCGGTGAAGATACGGCGGTAGGTCATCGAGACCTGCGCGTCGTCCATCGGGTCGGCGATGACCGTGTCGTAGCTGTTCATCCGGGCCGCGAAGACACCCCACAGCGTGGGGTCGTCGAGGAACCGCGGGCCCTTCATGTGCGCCTGCCACGTGCGCGGGTCGTAACCCTCCGGGTATGAGCTCAGATCGAACGGGTCATCGCTCATCGTCCAGACGTTCGCGAACTGGCGAACGAACTGCATTTGACCGGTCGCTGCGGCACCAAATGCGGTGGGGCACACCATGAAAAAGTCGCGCGGGAACTGGAATACCGGCAACGGAAGGGCTGGATTCGGCGGCACGAGAACGTGCTGCAGGAACGCCAGGTCGTCGTTGAAGTAGCAGGTGATCCAGTCGACGCCGTCGATGGTCTCGGCAGTCCAGTGGTGCATCATGCCGGTCCAGCGCCACGCCCCGCCGTAGCGGTCGACGCGGATGATGACCTGCTTGCACGACTCCGGGTCGTTCGGAATCGTGGCGATCCACTTCGCCAGGTAGTGCCTTGCCGGGATGGTGATCATGCCCGGGGAGGCGATGTTGTCGCGGGACTGGAACTTGTGCTTCGCGCAGTCGAGGATGTTCAGCGACCCGCGCATGTTCAGGCCGATCTCGCCCGGCAGGTTGCGGTACAGCCACACCTGCGTCTGCGCGCGCTGGATGGCCTTGCGCTGCCGACGGATCTCGTCGGTGACCTCGCGTGTCCGTTCCAGCGACGCGAGGCCCGGCATGTCAGACGACCAACGGTGTGCTGAATGGGGATTCGTACCAGCGCGGCAACGTCAGCTTCAGCGCCGCGCCGTCCTCGGCAGTGACCAGTGCGCGCACCACGCATCCGAGCTCGGGGTCGCTGCTGCCGCTGCCCGGCCGGATCGGGTATTCGAAGTCCCGCCCACCGGCGCGGCCACCGACTTCGGTTTCCCATTCCGAGATGTAGGTCTCGAGGTTGGGCTGGGTGTAGATGGTGACGTTGCCGTCACCGGCGTCGATCACCGGGGTGCGCACCGTCTTGCCGAGGTCGGCGATACCGCGGCCGTGCAGCTCGTTGTAGAAGCTGTAGTCGGGCAGCACGTATGCGGCGCCCCACGTGGCATCCCACTCGGGCCAGATGTCGACGTTGGCGGGGTTGAAGTACGGCAGGTGTCCCCAGTGGTTGCCCGGTCCGTCGAACTCCAAGGTGTAGATGTCGGGCTTGCCCACGTAGAACGGCAGCTCGGCGGCCATGGCCTGCACCAGTGACCCGTACCGGAAGATGTGCGGGTCGATGCCCTCCCAGTTCTGGGTGGAGAACGACTTCGACGTGTCCAGGGTGCGCAGGCCGAGCTTGCGTTCACCGTCGACGGAGTTGTAGAGGACCTTGGCCTCTTTCTCGGGGCTGAACATCGCCTTCCACCGCGAGCAGATGAGATGCCACAGCATGTCGTCCTGCTTGAGCCGGTCGCCGGTGTCGGGGTTGATCAGGTGCATCGTCCACACCACGTCGCGGCGCTTGGGCTTCCACGACTGGTAGAACTGGCCGTAACCGTATGAACCCCAGTTGGTTTGGATAGGCATGTCGAACAGGCCGGTCGACCCGGGCGCCAGCAGTGGCCCCCAGGTAAGGTTGCGGTCCGAGATGCGGCAGAAGTCACCGTTCACACCGACGACGTCGATGGAATCGACCTGTCTCACGGATAAGCCTTGGCCAAGGTCGCTTGTTCACTCATCTTGTCGTTCAGCTCGATTCGGTCCATCAGTCGGTCGATATCGCTGATCCCGTTGAGGTTGTAGGTGTTGCCGCCGCGCCCCTGTCCGCTGGGGGGCTGAGCCTCGGTCGGTGTCTTGATCACGCGGCCGTATGGGGACTCGCCGGCCTTGCCGCCGAACGATCCGGGCACACTGCCGACCAGCGCCGAGGAGACCACGTTGACGATGCCCTCGACGACCTTGCCGCCCTGCTGGATACCGCCGGCGACGAATGGGCCGGCCGCACCGATCGCGCCCATGCCCGGGATGCCGGCGCCGCCCATGGAAGCGATGCTCATGGCGGTCGATGCCAGCTGGCCGAGGTTGGATGCGCTGGAACGGATCAGGGTGTTCATCCAGTCGACGTTGTGGTTGATCCCGCCTGCGCCTTGGTTGGCCGCGATGATCGACGGTGCTGGCGCGCCGCCCTGCGCGGCGATGCTCTGCTGCGGGGGCGCCGCTGGTGACGGAGGCGCGGACGGAGCGGGCGACGACGACGGTGCGGGGGTTGCCGAAGGTGCCGGCGCGGCGGGTGCTGTCCGGGGCTGCTGCGGGCGTGGCTGCATGGTGCGGGCTGGGACCACCGGTGGCCGCGGCGGGGTCGGCCGCGCCATCGCCGCCTTCATGACCGAGCCGCCATCCCAGTAGCCACGCAACCCGAGCTCCGTCGGATCCACGATCCCCTGGTTCAGCTTGTGCAGGAACCCATCTGGCACTGATGCCCGGCCGCGCGCGGAGATCATGAACTCGCGCGGGTGAACGACCGCCAGGTGTCCACCCTTGTTGTCGACCGGACCCATGTAGTCCGGGGTCGGGCCGCCCTTTTCAAAACCCGGAGGTGGTTCCAGGTACCACTGCAGCGGAAATGTGTTGGCACCACGGGCAGGCCCGCCGTATGCGGTGCTGCCGTGCGACCCGCCGGATTCGACCGGGATGCCGTTCGGCAGCGTGACGGCCATATGCGAGTTCGGTCCGCCGCCACCGCGCTGGACACCGATGTTCAGCGCGCCAGGCTTGTAGCCCTGTTTGAAGCCCATCGCCTCGAAGTCGGCTTCAGTATCGAAATACCGGCCCGGAGGCAAGCCCATGTAGGACGCATAGAGCTGCGAGGCGATGCCAGAGCAGTCATAGCCGCCAGTCGCGCCCGTTCCGCCGTACTCGTACTTCTGTCCGACCGCGTGCTGCTGCGCGTACATGATTGCGCGCTGCGCGGCCGGTGTCATCGCTTGCAGCGCCGCCGGGTCCCCGGTCTGACCGAACAGTGCTGCCAGCGTCCCGTCATCCACACCATGCGCCGCGCCGAGCGCCTTCGGATCCGCGATGCCGCCGGTCGCGGCCCCGCCGCCGCCCATGCCGAGCAGCTGGCCGAGTGGGCCGTCCTGCGCCATGAAGAACTGCCCGGTCTGTGCGGCGGCCTGGTGATAAGGGTTCGATGGCGACAGGATGCTGTTCTCCAGCCCGAAGAACCCGAGCCCGCCCTGCCACAGCGTGGAGGCCACCGAGCCGAGGGTGTTGACTCCCCAGTTGGCCACCCAGTTCGCGGTCTGGCTGCCCCAGTTCATCAGTGCGCCCTTCGGATCCGGAGAAGCCATCGATCCGAACAGGCCAGCCAGTCCGGGGACACCGGCCATGCGGGACGCGAAGTCACCACCCCCGCCGCCGACTGCAGGAACTGACAGCCCGGGCAGAAGGCTGGCACCGGTGCCGTGCGTCGTGGTGTTCGGATCGACACCGCCGCCGCCGGCCGCGCCCGGCGCAGCGATGTTGCCGAGCTGCTGCCCGAGCGCCATCGCGTTGCCGATCGGGCCCTGCATTCCCGAAACGACCTGGCTGAGAATCCCGGAAACTCCCCCGCCGCCAGCGGTCGGATTCGGCGCGATCGACATCGTCGCCGGCGCCGAGACCGGTCCCGGCAACATGCCCGGCGTGACCGGGTTGCCGAACTCGTCGACCATCTCGCCGCCGGTGCTGAAGCTGCGGCCCGCGGTCAGCGCGGCCAACGTCTTGTCACCGATGGCCGCACGCGCTTCCTTGGGCAGAACCCACTCGTCGCCATGCAACTCGGAGATGTGCCCGCCGGTCGGCCCGTTGCCACGGCCGGACGGGGTCGGGCCGCCCTTGGCGTAGGACTCGATGTAGGACGAATTCGGCGGAACGACGATGGTCACCGAGCCGTCGCTGTTGACCTTGTGCTCCAGCTGGGATGCCTGCAACGACGCCTGCAATCCTGGTGTCATTGCCGGGGCGACGATCGAGTAGTCCGAACCCGACGACGTCACCTGCAGGTCGCCGCCGAAGAATCCTCGCCCAGCGTCGGTCAGCCGGAACCGGCCGTAGTTCGCCTGGTTGCGCTCCACCACTGACTGCTGTGCCGGCGCGATCGGGCTGGTGAGGTAGTTCAGCGCGCCGCCGGCGAGCACCGATGCCCTGCCGGTGTCAGACAGCCGCTGCGAGATAGACGCCAGATCGAGCCCGGCGAGCCGCTGCGACTGTTCTTCGGTCGCGCCCAGCTCTGCCTTTTCCAGCGCCGCGGTGAACTCCTCGATGGCCTTGGTATCACCGAGCAGAGCACTGATCAACTTGTCCTGGGTTATCGAGCCACCGGTGATGTTCGAAAGGAAGTTCGCATCGCCGGTGAGCTGCGCGTTCGCCTGGAACTCGGGCACCAGGTTGTTCTTGGACAGGATGTCCCGAACCTGTTGCTGCGCAGCGCCGTTGCCTGTCAGTGCGTCGCCGTAGGTCTTCGGGTTGATGCCCAACGATGTGGCGGCCGCGAGCGCGTTACCCTCGCTGATGCCGGGTATGCCCGCCCCGGGTCCCTTCGGCGCGAAGTCCTGCGCCTGCTGCAGCAGTGAGTCGCGGCTCTGGGCGGTCATCTTGCCGGTGACGCGGTCGAGCGTCTGCTCAAGCTCCAGCTCGCGTTGGTTGAGGTCTCCGACCTTTTCGGCGGCTTCCTCGTGCGCGGTCTTCAGGTTCATCAGCGCTGGGATAGCGACGGAGGCGATCGTGCCAGCGAGCAGGCCGAACGGGCCGGCCGCGGCGCCGAGCGCGGCCAGCGCGCCGGAGAACTTGCCGAGCCCTTTCGGCCCACCTGCATCGTCGAATCTCTTTTGGATGACACCGAATTCGTCGCTGGCCTTCTTTCGGGTGTCGGAGAAGCCGGTACCCAACGCCACCAGGCTCGTCGACATTCCGGTCAGCAGTCCGCCGACGCCCTGCACGATCGGGGTGACCGTCTTCCACGTCAGGTATGCCGCGACGACCGTCTTCACGAGGTCGGGATGCTCGCCCATCAGCGCGGCCAGTTCGCGCACGATCACCAGCGCGCCGCCGAGGTAGGTTTGCGCCGCGTCCTGCACGCCGGCCAACGCGCCGGGCAGCTTGCTCAGCGCCTCGCCGATCTTCTGCGCCAGGTCGCGGCCATCGGCCAGGTACTCGCGGATCTTGTTCTTGCCCTCGGCCGAGTTGAGGAACTTCTGCATCCGGTCGGTGCTGGTCTCCAGCCACTGCAGGAATGAACCGCCGCCCGCCGACGAAGTGATCGCATTGAGCGACTTGCCGAAGCTCACGGTGGTGCGGCCAAGGCTCGTCAGCCCGTCGAGACCGCGGTTGATCATCGCGTCGAGCGAGCCGTCCTTGTCGGCCTCGGTTAGCGCGTCGGCCAGCCGGTCGGCGAAGCGGCCGGTCGCGTCGGCCAGACGGGGCAGGACATCCGAGCCGGCCGCCGATAACGTGCCGATCACGCGAACGACAGGGTCGACGGCCTTGGTCAGCCGGGACTGCGCGTCACCGGTGTTGCCGAGTATCCGGTCGATGAACCCGACACCGGTGTCCGAACCCAGCGACTCAGTCAGCGCAGTGATGTTGTCGTTCCAGGCGCCGGCGATCTCGCCCATGCCCGTCTTGAAGCTCGGCGCGACTTTCTCGTAGAAGTTGCGGAACTCGACGTCCTTGCCCTCCAGCAGCGGTTCGGCTGCCGCAGCGCGGAACTCGGCGAACTGCGGCTTCATGTCGACCAGCGTCTGGACAAACTTCTGCGCGCTCGGGCTCAGCTTGGCCATTTCCTGCATGGCTTTTTCCTGCGCGGCGCCCATCGACGTGGCGGCCTCGGCGGCGCCCATCTGAGCGTCGGCGACCTGCTGCTGCGACCGGACCAGCCGCTCGTTGGCCGCGACCACCTGATCGGAACCCGCGACACCCTCGCGCTGCGCCTGCGCCAGGTCCACAGCCTTGTCGGCGTTGCGCTGCCGGACCTCCAGCACCCGCTGGTCGGCTTCGGCGATGTCGAGCAGAGCGTCGCGCTGGTCGGTGTAATCGCCCTTGGCAAACCGCTCGCGCGCCTGCTGTGCCTGCAGGATGGCCCGCGACTCGTTGATCAGGCCGCCGCGCATCTCGGTGTGCAGATCCCGCAGTTCATTCCGGGCATCGCGGGTGGCTTCGGCGACGTCCTTGCGTGCTTGCGCCTCATCGACGACCGCGTTGCGCAGAGTGTTCGACGCCTGCGCGGCCTGCCGAGCGGACGCCGCCTGGTCCTTGCCCGCCGACTCCGACGCGTCGGACACCGCCTTGTACGCGTCCGAGATCCCCGACAGGCCGAACGCCAGCGTGCCGATGCTCGCGGCCGCGCCGGCGATCGCGCCCGGCACCGCGAGCGCGGCGCCAGACACCTGCTGCAGACCGGCCGCGACCGAAGCCAGACCGGCCACCGCCGGCTGCACACTGCCGAGCAGACCGGCACCGATGTTCAGGCGCAGAGCATCCCGGCCAGACGCCAACGTGCTCAGGCGGCGCTGCAACGCCGAGAGCTGGTTGTCAGCCGACTTCGTGTCCGCATCGACCTTGATCGTGAGACCGTCGGCGCGCTGGCGGGCACGGAACGCCGCCATGTCGGCCTGTGCCTGGCCCAGCGCCACGTCGACACCCAGCTTCATCCCGTTGCGGGACTCGACATCACGGAACCGCTTGATGTCGGCCGACGCCTGACCGGTGTTCGCCGACACGCTGATCGGGTAGCCGGGATCCTTGACCGCCTTCAGCTTCGCGTTGAGGTCGCGAACGAAGTCATCGGCGTTCGGGCGAATGCGCACACTCGCTGTGCCGGCGCTGTAGTCAGGCATTCGCCTCCCTTCCGATCGTCAGGTGTTGGGCCGTCGCGTGTTCGGCATGGCCGCGTAGATGTCGCCGAACAGGTCATCGAGGTACGCCTCGTCGGCCTTGGCCTCGATGAGTTCCGCCGGAAAGACCGGCGCTGCGGGCAGCGGGATGCCCATGTTCTTCGCGATCGTGCGGTGCAAGAGCGTCATTCGGACTTCGAGGTCGTGCATGGCTCTTGTCTCACGGCTGAAGCCCCGCAGGTCGGGCCGATACTTTTTGTCGACCTGCTCTTTGAGGTGCTTCTGATATGCCGGGAAGTGCCGCTCGTCGCGCAGCAGGGCCGCCCACACATCGGATCCGTCGGTGCGGGCGACCTTGTCGCAGTAGGTCAGGAACTGGGACCACGGACGGGTGCCGTGGGCCCAGTCCCGGGCGTCTACGCCGTTGAGGACAGTGGCGAAGTCTCCTTCGAGTTCATCCCAGTAGTGCTCGATGAAGTCGAGGATTCGAGCCCTTTTCCCGCCGCGTCCTCATCGAGTGCTCGTCCACAGCTGGGGCACTCACCCGCGTCCGGGAGTTGAAGGAACTGCCGTTTCACGGCTTCGATGAATGCCTGGCGTTCCCACTCGCCCTTGTCAGCGAAGTACGCGTCGACCAGTGGGAGTTCCTGCTCGCCGATCAGACCTTCGGTGTACGCGGTGTCCGCGGATTCGATGGTCTTGTTCATCTCCTGGACCTCGGCCGGCGTGGCACCCACTTGGATCGCGCTGGCCGCCGCGGCGATGGCCGCCTGAGCTGCCAGTGTCGCCGCACTCATTTTCTTCGCCCGCTCCGGCGTCGGCGGGTACAGCACCAGATCCGCGGTGACGCGGAACGGGTCGATCGCCTTTCCCTTCTCGCGGGTCTCGGCGAGTACCTTGGCCCATTCACCGACCGGCTCCCCGGCCACCGTGAGGGTGGCCGGAGACCGACGGCGCGGGGTCTTCGCAGCAGCCATGGGTTACGACCCGCCGCCGAAGCCGGTGTCGGTGCCAGCGTCCTGGATGGCCGCCCAACCGGGCCCGAAGATCTCGATGAACAGCGGGTTGCCTTCGGCGAAGGCGTCCTCTCCCTGGAAGTTCATCGTGTACGGGTAATCGACCAGCGCAGCGTCGGTGATCTGCTGCTCGCTCGTCTCGGTGATGTTGACGCGGTTACCGACCCACGCGAGGTAGATCGGCAGGCCGTTCCAGTCGTCCTTGCCGAGCAGCACGACGCGCGACAGCTTGTTCAGCGGCAGATCCGGGATATCCAGATGCACGCCACCGGCCGCATCGGGCACGACATCGGAGAAGTCCGCGCCGTACTGGTTTTCCAGGTTGCGGCGGTGGGTCTCCTGCGCCTGCAGGCCGAGGGTAATGTCCCGCTCGGTGGGGATCTGCCGTGTCGGGCCGCCGAAACCGTGGGACCGGATGTCCTCGATGGTCTGGGCGTTCGCGAGCCGGCCACCCTGCTGCTTGGAGTGCAGGCCGATGGGGAACCCGTTGTCCGGCAGCACCAGTGCGCCGGTGGTGGGGTTCTTCACCGTGGTGATCAGCGGTGCGGTGTAGTCGTACTGGATCACGGCCAGCTTGCGTGCGGCGAGCAGCAAGTTTCGGCGGGCCGTGAACGGTGCAGGTGTCGGCGCCATTTCGGTTTCTCCTTACATCGAATCGAGGCCCAGTGCCTCGCGGTAGTCGGGAAGACCGCGTGGCCTGTCGGCGTGGATCTCCCATGTCGACGGGACAATGCGTTCATCCCTGAGTAGTTCCGGAATCAATTGCGGCCCAACAACTTCACCCGGAACTTTCATGAAGGTTGTCAGGAGACCAGAGGGGTGCGGCGTGGACCGGTAGACGGTGCCGCCTTCGTCGTACTCTTCGAGCACGGACGTCAGGTACGAGTTCAGCTTGATCGACTCGTCGGGTGATGCGGTGAGTGTGGCCAGGTCGGTGATCGTCTCGTCGGTCCACTGCCGAGTCGTCTTGTTCAGCCGGCCGCTGCGCCGATGGACCAGTAGGAATCCCCCGCCGGCGGCGAGATGGGCTTCCTGGTCCTTGATCGCGACGAACATTCGCTCGACGCGCACGTTGGTCAGATCAGCCGCGGCGGGATTCTCTTCGAAGGTGAACAGGTCGCTGAGTAGCCGTTCGATATCCCACCGGCCGCCCTTCCACCAGCTGGGATAGGAGATCATCGCGACATCGCGTCCAGGATCGCCAGAGTCTTGAGCAGGTCGTTCTCGGCGGCCTGCGGCATCCAGGGGGTCGGCGGGGTCGCCGACTTCGGGTGGATACCGATACCGAAGTTGCGCGAGGCGCCGTAGCCGCCGCGCGGAAGTCCCTCACCGACGACGACATCGGCGCAGATGCGGTCGTTCTTCATGCCGCCCAGCGCCAGGTCCACCCGCGGGGATGCCGCCAGGGCACCGCTGTCCTGGGCGACGATCGACGAGTACAGGCCCGCGACGGTCTGGCCGGCCTCGCGCATCACCGCCGAGTTTCGCGGAGACATGAGGTAGTGCTGCAGGAATGGGTTCGGGTTGGCCGGAATGTTGCACTTCATCGCTACCCTCCCAGTTCGATTCGTAGGCGTTTGAAGCCGAAGTCGTGCCCGTTCATCGGGTGGTCGTAGTCGAGTTCGGCGGGGGCGACGATCCCGAAAACCCCTTCGGGAAGCGGGATTTTGTCGCCGGTCTGCAGGTCGGCGCCGCGCTCTGCGTACAAGGTGCCTGACTGCGTGTAGCGCACACCGGATTCGGTGACCACCGGGTTCGGCGGTTCGAGCAGGTATCCGACCATCACCGGTTCCATCGGCACTGGGGTCTTCTCGCCGAACACGATCGTGGAACGCTGTGGCGTCACCTCGGTCGCGTTCGGCAGCGTCAGCACGACGATGTGCCCGCCGGGCTGACACCGTAGGTGCCGATCTTGGGTCGGCGCCGCTTCGGCAGCCGCACCCGGTTCAGTTCGTCCTCGGTGAACGCGATGCGTCCGCGGCCCTCGCTGGAACCCTGCTGGTATGAACGGGATTCACTGAACCCGTCCATGGCCTGGCTCTTGGTGCTGGCGCCGTCGGGGTTGCGGTACAGGTCGAGCAGCTTCTCGATGATCAGCGAGCGCACGCGGCCGATCCGGATCTTGACAGCCTCATCGGTGGAGTCCAGGTCGATGGTGCGCAGCGACGGCACTTCGCCGAGCAGTTCGTTCTCGACGTCGACGATGCGCCATTTCAGCCATGTGACCCGGCTCGAAGGGAATATCCCTTCGAACCGGGCCATCACGGCGTCGCTCGTGACGAACTTTCCGTCAGCGGGCGTGGGGGCGGTCATTCGACCCGCACACCAGCCTTTTCGAGCTTGTCGATGATCTCGTCGCGCTTGTCGTCCTCGGTGATGGTCACCTTGTCCGTGAAGTGCGACGCGTACTCGGCCCAGGCGTCCCGGCCGCCGCCGGCGCCACCGCGCGGCGGGGGCTCCAGAGTGCCGCCGGCTGCGGACCCATCGGACCCACCGGTGTCACCGCCGGCCACGGACTCGGGGGCTTCGCCGCCCTCCCAGACCGCCGGGTTGGTGATCCGCTTGCTCGCCCATTCCGGCACGTCCTCACCGGGACCGAACGACACCACATTGCCGGTGTCATCCCGCAGAGAGACGTGCTTGACCAGGCGCGCCATCAGGCCACGTCCGCGATCGTGAGCAGGCCGGCGTTCGACAGGATCGGCATACCGACCGCGTCGACGAAGGTGAACTCCCGGTACGGGGGGCCGACCTTTTCGACCACGCCGACGATGCCCTGGGCATCGCCGAACGACATGTCGACGTTGCCGGAACCGACCAGCTCCAGCGCGGTGGCGGTCATACCGAACGCCATGAAGCCCAGCGAGCCGATGTCCTCGGGCAGCAGCAGCACCTTGTCCTGCGGCAGCACGCGGGTCACCGAGCCCTCGACGTTGAGCGTCGAGTCGTAGGTGATCACCGTCGGCAGGTTCTCCGAGGACAGCAGCGTGTTCAGCTCGTCGATCGACACCGCGGTGCGGCCGGCGGTCGCACCGAACACCGCGTCGATGATCTGCTTGTTGCGGCGCAGCGCACCGAGCCGCACTCGCGACGTCAGCATCCGGGTCGCAATGTTGTTGCCGTTCGCGATCCGGATCTCCTGCCAGGTGTCCAGATCGGTCAGCGGAACTGCGGTGGCCGCGTTGGCTTCCGTCCACAGAGCACCCGCTGGGGCGGTGACCTGGTTGGCCGGCACGCCGTAGTCGGCCTCGCCGTTGAACCCACCCTCGTTGATGGTGAGCTTGCCGTCGGACAGCACATCGCCCCATGCGAGCTCGATGCGGTTGTCCATCGTGCCCTTGAGGCGTTCGGCGTCGTTGTACGCCGCGTTGACCTGGGCCTGGCGGTTGGTGCCGCCAAGACGGACGATCTCGCGTGCGATCCGCTCGTACTCGCCCTGGTTCAGCGAGTCGGAGAACGGGATCAGCTCGACGTACTTGCCCGACCCGGCGTCACGACTCGACACATGGATCAGACCGTCGAACGACCGGTAGGCCGCGGTGCGGTTGGTCTGCACCAGCTCGGCCCAGTCGACCCGATTGGAGTCGAAGTACCGAGTGGGGAACAGAGCCTGCAGTGCGTTGCTTGCCGGGATCGGCACCTGCCGGATGAACGTGGTGAGGGCGTCCGGGGAGACCGGGCCGTCGAAAACGATTGCCATTGTTCAGCTCTCCCTTACAGCCAGATGATCTGGGACAGGTCGGCCTTGCCGGCCGCGTTGATCGCGATCGGCAACTTCGACTCCTTGACAGCCCCGTGCACGAACCGTGCGCCGCCGACCTTGACCAACGTGTTGCCGTTGCTGGGGTCGATGGCGCGCACGAAGCTGAACAGCAGACCGGCGCACACCTCGGTGCCGTCGGACGCCGCGTCGTTGTACGGCCCGTACAGGCCGGTCGCGGTGACCTTGCCGAGCGGGGTGCCCGACTTGATGAACCCATCGGGGTAATGGGTGTTCTTCGTGAACTTCGAGATGTCCAGCGTCACACTGGGGGTGACGTCCACACCGTGCTGGCCGATGAGCCAAGCGCGGTCGTCCGTCGCGTATGACGTGGACCGAACCGAAATGTCACTCGACATTGCAGACTCCTAGTCCTTGACGTAGCCGCGGCGCTTCGCCTCGGCCATTCCTTGTTCCTTGCCCGACTGGGCCGGCGGGGTTCCGCCCTGTTGACCCCACTGCGGGGTCTGTTGCTGTCCACCACCGTTGGTGCCGCCGTTGCCGGCGCCGTAGACCGTGGTGAGATGCCCGATGAGCGCGTCACTGTCGAACGTGCCGTCCTTCATGAACGCCATCGGATTGAGAACAGCGAGCATCGAATCCTGCTTCTTCTTGTCCTCGACGAACCGTCCGATCACCTCGCGTGCGAGCACGGGTGCCCACTTCTCGGCTTCCTTCACGGCAGCCGCTGCTGCAGCCTCCGTGCGCGCCTCTTCGATCACCCGCTGATCGGCGGGGAGACCGTTGAGGCGGGCGTTTTCCGCATCCTGCTTCCACTGCTTGGCCTGCTCGGGAGTGATCCCGCCGTACGCGTCGAGCCTGTCGCTCTTGCGCCGGTCGTGGAACTTCCAGTACGCGGCCTGCTGATCAGCGGTCATGTCCTTGATGGGGGTGTTGGCCGGGAAACCCCGGTCGCCGTCCCCTCCGGAATCGCTGCCTGCACCGCCTGCACCGCCTGCATCGCCGCCAGCACCACCATCGCCGCCGCCGCCATCAGGGACGCCAGGAACGGGACCGGTGTGCTCTTCCGAAGCGCCCATGACGGGCCAGATCGGAACGCCGCGCTTGGTCAGGCCGATTGCTCGGAAACCAATGGTCGGATGGATCGGAAAATCGAACACTTCGCTTCTCCCATGTCGGGATGGAACCCATGACGGGTCGACCGCCGAGTGGCGGAAGTCTTTGGCGCACACGAAAAAACCCCGGAGCAAAAGGCTCACGGGGTTTTCTCTGTGCTACTGGCGGGCTACGCCGCGCGTTGTCTCTTCTGACGCGCGACCGCATCCAGAATGAGCTGTCGATACGTACCGCTCACGTACCAGTCCGCTGCTCCACGTGCGACCTCGTCGAGGATCGCCCGGGGCAGCGGTTTGCGGGTCTCCAGGACAGCGGTCCCGAGCGCGACCGAGGTGTCGCCGAACTCCAGTTCCATCGCGACCCGACCGCGCGCCTGATCGTCCAGGTCAGCCGCAGCGGCTGCCTGATCAGCGAGCGTTATCAGATCCACCAGGCAATGGTACGTTGCGCACACTGCCCAGCGGTAGAGCCTTGCGCCGGTCACCGGCCCTTTTGCCGTTCCGGAACACTCCGTCGCCATCAAGCGGGTGCCCCGTCTGGGGCTTACCGGCGCGGTCGGTCCGGACGATCATTCGCACTCCGTTGACCATCGCGTAGAGGTTCAGGATGTTCGGGTCGCGCAGATGATCATGGTCATCGCTGGTGGTGTACGGATTGTCCAGCGTCGCGCTGATCGCTGCCAGACAGTCGACGTCATCCCAATCCTGCGGGAACAGCGTCTTAGCCGGCGCCGTGGAATCCCCGCGGTGCCCGCCGCCGCTGGAATCGCCATCCAGTACGTGCTTGCGAAACTCCGGGGTTAGGCGGTCGTCGTCCCAGTCATCCCCCGACCGCGGCCCACCACCGCCGCCATTGCCGCCGTCATCACCGCCGCCGCCACCGCCACCGGCAGCAGGATCTGGAGCACGGGGTCCGCTCACACCGCCGGCCAAGCTCATTTCGCGCTCCGGTAGACGTTGCACCGCGATATCGGCCGCCGAGTCCTGCGACGCGACCGCCGGCGCACCGCTGCGGCGCCGCGACGTCTTCGTGCGCTTGCCTGGGATCAGCGACGGACCGAGTTCGCCGTGCTCGTTGATCTTGTAGCGGGTGCGCTTGAGCGCCGCGCTGTTGGTCGAGTCGCCGGCGTTGTCGTAGAGCTGCTTGAGGTCGACCGCATTGAGCACATCGGCCGGGTCAAATTCGTCGGTGACCGCGGCTGTCGTGCACCAGCAGCGTGCGTGCAGCGGCATCAGTTCCCGCACCTTGTAGATGCGGTCGGACGCCGCGATGCACAGGCCGCACGTACCGGTGCGCGACATTTCGGGGTGGATGACCCGGCGCAGCCCGATGACCCGTTCGTCGGTCGCAGCGGCCTTCGCGATGATCTCGGCTTCGGCCAGGCGCTGCGCGAGCATCAGGTTGCCGTCGACCAGGGTCAGCATCCGCTGCTCGGCCCTGGCGCGCGCTTCCTCGGAACCCATTCCCTGCGATTCGAGGTACCGCTGTGTGCGCGCCGGCCGGTTGAACATGCCCACCGTGGTGGCGTCCTCGTCCAGGTCGATGACCTGGTGTCCGCCGACGGCGTAGTCCACGCTCTGGGTCTCACGCACCACGGTGATGTCGCCGGCCTCGTCGATCTCTGGAATACCGCGGACGTCTTCGGGGTCGGCAGTGCGCAGCGGCGCAACGACGTCCATCGCCGCGAGGATCTGCGACTGCGCCGACGCCGCGGTCGCGGCGACCATCGTCTGGGCTTCCACCATGTGCCGGCCGGCCAGCACGGTGAAGTCCTGCACTTCGGTGCCGTCATAGACGTCGACCCGGCGCCAGAGGTTGCCGATGACGGCCATCGCGTAGCGCAGTGCTGCGTCACGGGCGGCCGCGACGCTCGACGACATCGCGCCGGTGATCGAGGTTGCCGCCGCCGCTGTAGTCTGCGCGGCCGCTGTCCCCGCGACGATCGCGAGTGCCTGTTCGTAGGTAAGACCGGCGTCAGGCGGGTACGGCGACGTCACGCTGGCTCACCTGGCGAACCGGGTTGCGTGTCGGTTCCTGCTGTTGGGCCTGCGGAACGCTGTTCGGCGCCGGCGCGCCGCCGCCGGCAGCGGGCGGGGCGAGCGCCTGATCGAGCAGCCGCTCGGCCCGCAGTTCGTTCTCGTTCTCGGCGATCTCCTGAGGAGTCAGCTCCCAGACGTCGCGCATGATCCGCTTCCGGGACAGCACGCCGCGGGCCTGCGCCGATGCCGAACCCTTTTCGGCCAGCGACCGGAACTCGATCGGACCCCACAGCATGTCCACCTTTTGGCCGCGCTCACGCTCGCCGTTCATCGCGAAGGCGATACGCCACAGCAGCTTCAACCCCGGGGTGATGCGCGCGCGCCGGTCCCGAACCTTCGAGGTCAGGGATTCCCGCAGCAGCCCGGCGCCCTCGGCGGACCCATTCGCGTCGTCGGGGGTGATCAGGTGCAGCGGGGTAAACGTCACCGCCGCGAATTCCTTCACTGCGTCGCGCTTGGTGTTGTTCATCGGACCGAGGTCGGCCTGCGTGGACTCCCAGAAGTCCCAGTCCTTCGGCACCTTCCAGACCTTGCCCGGACCGGCCTGGAACACGTCGGCCCACCGGCGCTTCTCTTTCGAGCCGTCGGTGAGCAGTTCGTTGAACCCGGACTCCTGGCCGGCGGTGGTCTCGTCTTCGTACTCGGTGTCTTCGTCTTCGTCACCGGAGACACCGCGCTGCCGGAACGCCTGGAACTTCATCAGCACCAGCGTGTCGAGCGTGATATCCATGATCCGGTCGAGCAGGTCGATGTGCGCTTCGTACTCGCCGAGTCCGTGCAGGTTCTCGAAGCGCACGATCGGGATGCCACCGAGATCGTCCAGCCCCGTGATGATCTCGGGCTCGTCCTTCAGCCGCTTCCACTGGCCGGCGTCGTATTCGAGTTCCCACTTCTCGCCGGGCAGGAACAGGTGACCGATCTGGCGGTCTTCCTCGGCGTCGTATTCCTTGACCAACACGGCCCGCAGGCGCACCGGGTTCTTCCGGTCGGGGATGCCGACGCACCGGCGCGGGTCGATCGCGTGGATGGTCGGGCCGTCGGGGTTCGGCACCACCATCCCGTACGCCTCGCCCATCGCGAACAGATAGCCGAGCATGTCCTTGAACTGGGCCGCGAACCCGGACTCTTCCATGATCTGCGCGGCGATATCGTCGCCGTTGGAGTCCTTGTCGGTATCAGTCGCGACACCCTGCAATTCCATCCGGTCGATCATCGCCTGCACGCACATCGGCGCGTAGTTGCAGCGAGCCTTACGCATGACCTCGCGGAAGATCTCCTCGTAGTCCTCTGCGACCTTCGGCAACGGCGGATCACCGATGTAGTACGACCACAACGTATCCAGAGCCTTGTGGCGCTGCACCAGCTCGTCAGGACGCATCTTGCCGTCCTGCCACTTCGGGCGAATCGACGAGGTGAACCGCTCGTTGAGCTTGTCGAACCAATCAGATGGACTCAGAGTCAACGGATTCACCTCACTTTCACCACTCGACGTCGGGTGTTCGGGATCTTGCCCAGTACTTCCATGCGGGCCTGCCACGACAGAATCGCAGCCATGCACAGGTCAAACTTGCGGTCTTTGTGCAGCTTTCCGAGGATCCACAGGAACTTGTCGGTCTCAGGGTCGATGCGCTTCAGCAGTTTCTTGCCAGCGTTGCCGACGTGGCGAACCAGGTCACCGTCGTCGTCCTCGTTGTGCGACACCGAGCCGTTGGCGATCGCGTCCTCGTAGGCACCGATGGCCTTGATCATGCGTTCCTGCTTGTTCGTCCAGAACTCCTGCACGATCGGCTTTTTCGTGACCCGAGACTCCCCGTACCGGGCCGACCACTGACCGACAGTGGAGTTCCAATACGGCGGGTCCGCGTAGAACAGCAACACCCGGTAGTTCTTGAACGCGTCCCGGACCGCGTCGTCGACCTCCGTCTCGTCAACTTCCCAGTCATCCGGCGCGTCGAGCGGCTTCTCGGCCAGAAACATCTTCTGCTGCAGCCCGGTCTTGACGTCCGTCATAACCAGCCCCGTCGCGTCGCGGAACCGGGCACCGTCGAACCCGAGCGTCACGTAGGACCGCAGCGGAATCGACTCCCCCGGCAGCCCAAGCGCCTTGAACCGGCGCACATTGAACGCCGAAGCCGCCTGCGCGGTCCAGCGATTCGTCCACACCCGCTCGAGGTAGGTCCGATCCGCCTTCGGGCTGTCCCACTGCGACGCCAAATCTTCGAGGTCGGTGCGCGCCGCCAGCTCCGGACCCGAGGCTTCCTCGATGGCCTTCATCCGGTCTTCGAACTTCTCCAGATCCCAGCCGTCGGACGCCTGGCGGTGGAAATAGAACATCCGGGGGCGTTCCAGCTCACCGCGCTGGATCGCCTCGGCCTCGAAGTGATCGTCCTCGGCCTGCGAGTTCTGGCCCGGCTCGCCGGCGGTCGTCGTCGACAGCGACCACGGATCCTGCGCGGCACGCTTACCGAGGTTGGCTTCCATCGTGGTGATGGCGGCCTTGTGGTTCGGCAGGTACAGACGGTGCGTCTCGTCGTAACCCTGGAACGTCGTGCGGCCGCCGTCGCTGGAGTTCGGCGCGTTGGCCAGCGCCACCGCCTTGCCGTCCGCCTTGCCGTTGGCGCCGATCCGGATGATGCGGTCGAGCGCCGCGTCGAACAGCTCGGCGTCGGAGCATTCCTCGCAGATGACCTTCAGCGCCCCGTAGGCGAGCTCTTCGACCTGTTCCTTCGTGTTGGCCAGCATCGGGATGTACGGATCGACGACCGGCCGGCCCGGCGCCAGCCCGCACGGGGCGTCCTTGTCGAAGCCGTTGAACCGCACCGGTGACTCCGGGTGCAGCTCGACGAACGCGACCAGGGCCATGAACTCGGTCTTGGCCGAACCCTTCCGCCAGGACACACCGACCCGCTTGAACCGGCGCTTCCCGGCGCGCCGATGACCTTTCGGCCACACCTCATACGCGCGATACAGCACATACCGCCAGTCCTCGCCGAGCGTGAGCGGCTGCCCCTTGAGGTCACCAGGCCCATGGCAAGCCCGCTCTTCGAGGAAGTCGCAGAGTTGGTCTCCGAGGGTCGGGTAGAGCTCGCCGTCATCCTTCGGAACGATCAGTTCCATTGGCGGCTGCTACACGGCGTGCAAGTTCGCCCGCGCGACTCGCGGATCCGGCTTGGCCGGCGCCTTTTTCGCCGGCGCGGACCGACCCGCACGGCGCTTCTCCGTCGCCTCGCTCGCCGCCTCGCCGCGGTCAATCTCCCACTGCAGAGACCGCCGCGACATCGGCGTCAGACCGCACGTCGTGTGGATCTGACGTATCTCGCCAGCCAGACCGCGGCACACGTTCGGGCCGGTCTCGGGATCCCAGAACTGCTGCATCAGCTTTGCGGCCAGGTAGAGGTTGTCGACATCGGAGACCGTCCACTCGGGGACCATGGGCGAGGACCATGCGCGCTTCCACCAGTCGCGCACCTGCGGGTACCAGCGGGTGCCGGCGGGCAGTGGCGGCACCTTGGCGCCCTTGCGCTCCGTCAACGTGGCGCGGGTCGTCGTCTTGTTCCGCCGCGCGCGCAGCGTCGGGTCTTTCGCACTCGGTCCAGGCATCGCGGGCTCCTATGTCAGGAAGGGGTTCCCATGTCGGGAAGGCTCAGTCGTCGTCATCGCCGCGCGTGCCGAGCATGCTGCGCCCTTCAGCCAGCAGCCCAAGCGCCACCGACCGGCGGGTCTGACCACGATGAAACAGCAGGTTGTACGTCTCGCACTCGTCCTGGTCGTCATCGATGAGTGCATGCTCGGTCACGATCAAATGAGTGCATGCTCGGTCACGATCAAGTAGTCGACGACGAGACCGCCATCGCTCGACTTACCCGGCAGGTCGTAGGCATCGATGGTCTGCTGTACGGCCGCGTCGAGCGCATCATTCGCCGCGCGCTGCTCAGGTGTTTCCAGCTGCGACATCGTGCTCATTCGACTCGGCCGGCTTCGGCGCGATGAAGAACTGCTCTTGCAACGCCACAGCCGCCACCCGAATGTCAGCGATGCCAACGCTGCGCGGTAGGTGCTTCAACAGCTGTGCGGCGATTGCTTCAACCAACAGCTCTCGAGTCAACGACTCGGAAAACCCTGAGATGTCAGCCTCGATCTTGACGGAAACCGTTCCAATGCTTGCCATTTCGACCTCCTGGCCGTTCGAGCGAAAGTCTGGGAACCCGTACGCGGCGGATTTCACAGTGCGTTGCGGCAGCACAGGACGCCCCGGGGGGAGGGTGCCCCCCAGGGCGCTGCGGCCTGCGTCCAGGCCGTTCAGGCGGTCGGTCGCGTCAGTACGCGTTGGGCGTCGATGATTCAGTGACGCCGGGACTTATGAGATTCGATCCATACTCACGTTTAAGAGGCTGCAGTCCGAGATCTTTCCGCGCCGAGTTGATGAACTGCCGCTCGAACCGTTGAGCGGTAACGAACAATTCCGAGTCGACGTTCTTAGGGTCGGAGTGGTCCGCGCGAGCGCAGGCAACCTGCCGAGCTGCGGTAACCAGTCGGGCCATCGCCCTCTCAGTATCTTGGCCTACCGCGACTAGTCGTAGTGCGGTGAACGCTGCTTCTTGTCGTTGTCGGATGAGCCTGCCCTCTGCGTCGAAGATGGGCATACGCTCCGTGAGGTGTGGATGGGCAGTGGCTTTGATCTGAGTGCTTTCCTGCATCACGTAGGCGAGGTATTCGCGGTGCGCGACAATAAACTCTTTGTAGATATCCAGCCTAGTTTCGATCCAGTGCTGAGCATGTTCTCGTTGCCATGAGCGTTTGTCTCGATGGACTTGGAGGAGTGCGCCTAATCCAACGCCTAGGAGAGCGGCGCTTGCTGTGACGAAGACGGTCCAGAGTGGTGTCGTTGCCATGGCGCCTACTCCCCTTTGCTTACGACAGTGTCGGAAGCGTAGCGCGTATCACAGTCAAGACCTTCGGTCTGCGGTGCGGGCTTTGTGTTCGTTGCAGGCGTCGCAGGCTGCGCGCAGGTTCTTGGGGTCGCGCACGAGGTCGGGGCGTCGTGCTGCGGGGGTGATCTTGTCGACCACCGTTGCGTATCCGGTGCAGATGTCGGGGTATTGGATCTGGCATAGCCGGCCGTCGCGGTCGAGGATGTCGTCGCGCAGTTGCTTCCATGCGTGGGTGGTGGTGGCTTGGCTCGATGATGTGCGTTGGCCTCGCCATGCGACTGTGTGTGCTGGGCAGTAGCGCGCGCTTCCAGTGATCAGCTCTTCGCAGGTGTGCTTGTCGCCTGGGCATCGGCGTGGTGCGCGTGGCATCAGCGTTGGCTCAACAGGACGTAGTGGGTGTTCCACTCGGCACGGGCGCCGTGTCGCCAGGCCGTGCGTGCTGTGGTGCGTGCCTTGCCGTCTGGGTGGTCGGTGACGGTGGGTCCGTCTGCATGGTCCACCAGTGAGGGCCAGGTGTAGGAAATGGGCTCATCGCCTACTGGGCGGCCATCTACAGGCTCGGCGAGGTGATGGGTCCATTGCGCCATGGTGGGCGTAAGGCGTGGCTGTGCTGCGACGCCTACGGCGTGGAGCAGCTGGCCTCCGACGATCCAGGCGTTCCCGAGTAGATCGGCCCGCACGGTGGCCTGCTCGATGCGGCCTTGCCAGTGGGGTGGTCGTGTTCGGCCGAGGTACAGGGACACGATGTCGGTTGGTGCGGTGTGTAATGCGGTGTCGAGCTGGTCTCGGAAGCCTGCGCATGGGACTGCGTCATCTTCGAGGACGACGCACCAGCCTGTGTGTGTGCTGTTGGTGTGCAGGTCCCATGCGCGGCGGTGGTTGCCCGCAGCGCCGAGTGTGCCGTCGTCGAACAGGATCTCGTCTGCATCGACGGCGAGAGCGAGGTCGGTGGCTTGTTCCGCGCGTGAGTGGTGGGCGACGATGACGATGTTGGTCATCGGCGGCCGGTGGTCAGGTCGCGGATCCGGTCGGCGGTGTGTGCGTGCCGGTACATCCGCAGGCGGTGCCGGTTGGCTGTGGTGGCGGCGCGGTCAGTGTCGGTGAGGTGGGATCCGGTCCAGCCTGGCAAGTGGTACAGGTGGTGCGCGGGCCCGGTGACCCATCGTGTTGGGCCGGCGCACATTTCGAAGGCGATGCGCATGGCGTTGTCGTCGTACCAGGAACCTTCGAATGATTCGTCCCATTGGCCGACGGCGTCGAGGGTGTCGGCTGAGATGACATTGATGGCGCCGATGGAGCGGCCGTCTTCCATGGTGGATTCGGGCTGGCACTGCGCGGCGTCGAGCCGCCCGGCGCGGACGTGCGCGGAGTCGGCTTCGGACAGATACCGGTATTGGGTGAAGGGTACGACCAGGCCGGGAGCAGACACGGCCTGGCCGATAGCGTGGTGGATCTGCTCGAAGTCGATGAGCATGTCCGATTCGGTGAAGATGATGACGTCGGCGTCGCGGGCGCGTTGGCGGCCGAGGTTGTAGGCGGCTGACCGGTTGAATGCGGCTGTGCCGGTGCGGCCGTCGTCGACGACGTGAAGCGGGGCGTCGAAGGTGTCCCAGTGGTCGAGGATGTGAATCAGGTTGGCGGCGCGTAGGGGGTCGCGGCCGCGGTCGCGGAAGGGGATGACGACCGCGACGCTGGTCATCGCAGGTATTCCCGGGCGATGTCGGCGTAGTTCTTGCGGTACTCGGTGAGC